ATAAGCTGATTCAGAAGCTGTTGTTTATTGTAGAGATACCTAGTACTCTGTATGGTGAAATACCCTGCAAGGATGTGTGAGTCATTAAAAACTATGATGGTATTCCACTGAAAATTGGACAGATGATTTTTTAAAAAACAAACAGGCTAAACATTGATCCTGATGTAAATAATAATGAAACATTTAAATAAGCTGTAATATGCGATGTGATTTGTTATAGCATAAAGATACTAATCCTGATTTACCGGGTGTTAGTAATGACTCTTAGCTCAGTTGGTTAGAGCAACTGACTCATAATCAGTAGGTCACAGGTTCAAATCCTGTAGAGTCAACAATACTGTTTAATCACCAGTATAAATAATATCATATGAACCAAGATTGAAGAGAGTTGATCACTTATAATCACTTCAGTAATTTGATATTATTAATAAAAATAGAAGGAATAAGTAATTTAGTGTAATATCAACAGAATAAGCACATCTATTTTTATTTTAAAACATTAATATAACATTGGAGGAATTATCTAAGCTATAAGCAGATTGTAAAGCTCCGAGAGTATTCTTATTCTAGATAAAGAATATAGCCCAATGTTATATTTTTATAAACATTATAAACTTAGAAACAAGAAATGTAGGCTTAGAAGTAGCCATCATTTAAAGAGTGGGATAGCTCTCTTAGACTGACCGTTTAGACACTATAGTAATGTCAGGGACGTAGGCTAATGAACTATAATTGTACCTGATTCAGACATACCTTTGGTGTAACAACACATCTTGTTAGTTTATAAACAATGTACAGTGGTGGAACTTGGCAGACACGCACGTTAGTCTCATGTGTGAGAATGTATATTCTCGTGTAGGTTCGACTCCTACCTGTACAGCAATTAAACAATTAATTATTCACTTAAACAAATAAATTATGAGTTATTTAACCTCATTAGCAATTTTAGAATCTGATTTGAACAAAGATCAAATTCCATTTATAACATTACCAGCATTTTCAGGAATGAATTGGATAATGAAAGAAAAGGATAATGATAATATTTTAAACTATTCTATAAAAGGATTAAATCAACAGTTACGAGATTATTTATCAAAAGAACCTAACGGAATTAGTAATTTAGATAAAATACAAACAGCACCTGTTGATGAAGTATTAATAATAGGAGAAGATGAAAAATATTCTTTTATGAAAACTACACCTATTAGAGGTGAAGGTTATGATCATTTAATAAATCACTTAAACTTAAACAAACAACCATGAGAGAAAAAGAATTTTCATTAAAAAATATCAAAAAAGTTGCTATTATTGCTAACTTTAATCCAAAAGGTAGTTATCCTCAATTTGGTTCTACTATTAAAACAGTTAAAAAAGCTGATCCACCTACTGTAATAGCTACTGTAAAATTAAAAAAAGGTGGTAATATTGAAGTTAATAAAGCTAAATCAGCTTGGAAGAAAATGACTCCTAAAACTTATATACCTTTTAAAAAAGTATTAAGGATTATAGCATGTAAATAACTATGAAATATCAATCAGTTGTTCATAAAACACCAGAACAAATTAAAAAAGAAAAACAAATTAAAACTCTTGTTAAAGGTGTTTCAGAAAAAGCAGTTAATACATTTTGGTCAAGAATTGCTCACATGCAAGATCCTAATGATATTGATGACATTTTAAGAATTAAAAACCAAGTAATTAACGAAATTTAGTTACTTGTTTAAGTTGATAAATAATAAGTACTCACATTACGAAAATGTTATAAAGGAGTAGTTAAATAACGTAGGACTATCTAACGGAGCTTATTATTTATTTTAAACTATTAAATTAAAAATTATGAGAAAAGTATATCAAACAAGTAAAACCGAAACTGATCCAAGTAAATTAACTAAAAAAGTAAATAAAAATTTATTAAGATTCAGAAAAGCAGTAAAAGAAATTACTAATGAATTAGTTGGTAAAACTGATTTACAAAAAGTAAACTGGTTAAATGATTATAAACCTTTAGATCAACATTATAGATTTGCTAAAAAACAAATAATGGCAATGATTAATATGAAAGATAAGAAAAAGAATAAAAAAGCGGAATAAATTACATTGGTGTAGTTTAATGGTAGAATAGAGGTCTCCAAAACCTTTGATGTTAGTTCGACTCTAGCCACCTTTGCAAATAAAAAATAAAATAATGGAAAAATATCAAATTTATGGACCTCAAGATAATCAAAAACTTGAAGTTAAATCAGAAGAAGAAATGTTAAACTTACAAAAACAATTACTTGCTAATGGTTTATTATGTTGGGCAATTTACTTAAATAATTATTAAAATGAAAGAAATATTATTATTAGAAAAAAAAGATAGTGTAATATATACAAACGAGTTAGACTTTGATAAAGGTTTAATTGTTGTTAAAACTATTGGAGGTCAATTAATTGGAACAGTTGTTAAAACGAAACAAAATGATTTTGTTATTATACCTAAAGAAATTGATATAACTAAAAGTGTTACAGGACATTATGCTTATTTAAAAAATGAATTATATGGAACATTAGATTCATTAATGAAACTTGAAAAATCTTTTAAATTCTTTTTAATTGAATAAATGAAAAATCCTTACAATCCTGATACAGCACCTGCTTCTTTTAAACATTTTCAAGATACACATATTAAATATATTCCAATTGAAGATAACAATAGTAACTTTGAATTAATAAAAATAAAAAAAACTCCACACTGTATAAAACATGGTGCTATGAATAAGGTATCGTCATATCCTACAGGAGGTTATTGGAGATGCTTACAAGGACTATGTAGAGCAGGATGTGAACAAATTAATCCTATAATATGAAACCAATAGAATTAACAGAAGAACACAAGTCTAAATTATTAGAAATGTGTAAAGCATTATTTCCAGAATATAAATGGGAATTTTGTAGTACTTATGGTACACTAAATGATATAACACAAGTGGATGCATTAATTAGATGGAAAAATATAGAAGAACATTCTCAAGATTATGCGGATAGTTTTCATTGGTTTGAATTTTGTTTAATACATCTTTATTACGAATTAAAAAGATATGGAGCTTTAACTACAGATTTTAATTATCCACTACATGAGACTAAATTAAAATCAAAAGCTGTTATTATTGATATATTGTATGAAGAGTATAAAAAAATTAAAAAACATGGATAGTCAAATAAAAAGGTTATATAATTGGATATTAGGTAGATCTAATAAAGATAAACCTTTGGATAAAGATTATGTAGATGAATTTAGACTAAAAATTATTCAATTAAAAAGTGGTTTATTTAAATTTTATCCTGAATACAAATCAGGTATAATGAGTGGATGGGCTCAATTAATTATGTTAAATAATAAAGGTATTGGAACAATATTTTTATCAGATCACGATTTAATTGAAAGTGTATTAGCTTATTGTGATACTGAAAAAGAGGCTATAGAAATTATTGATATGTATAAAAATCAACTAATTAAACAAAGAGAAACTGAATTTTTAAATCAACAAATAAAAGAAATATGAATAGTATAAAATTAACTAATATTCAAAAGTTGAATTTATTAGTTATGTGTAAAAAATTATTTCCTGAATATTCTTATATTGGTTTTGGTAATAATATAGGATTAGGAGGTAATAAAGATTATTTATATTTTTATAAAATTGAAAATGAATTAACTGTTGAACATATTAATATTCACTGGTTTGAATTTTGTATTAATTATTTATCTGGTGAAATATTTAATCATATAAATTATCCTTGGATATATCCTGGACAAGATGTTCAAGATGGATTAGCAGAAATGATGATGCGACAATGGTGGTATAGAAAAGAAGCATATCATCCAGTAAACTATTTATACGAAGAATTTTTAAAACTTAAATTATGAAAAATTTTATAAATAAACATCCTGTATTATATCTTTTAATATTGTATGTATTAGTTATAATAATTATAATAACAATTAAAACAAATGGATAAATTTAAAGAAAAACAAAATAAATTAGATAATTTAAGAAAAAGCGAATTAGTTTTTAATAGTAATACGATCATAAATGATTTAGCTGATATAATATTTCTTTTATTATTTGTAAATGTTCCTACATTTTGGAAAAGAAATAATAAACTATATAGACAAATTACAGGATCAATGAGAAGTATAGAAGATTGTTATTTATTAGCAAAACATTATTTTCCAAAAATTGATTACAAAACTGTATATAATGCTGTACAAAGTAACTATACTAATCCAACTAAAGAATATCCTTTTTTAGGTAAAATCTATTGTTATAACGTAAAAAGAATAGTTCATACAAGATTTGGATCTATTAATGATAAAACAAATGATTTAATAAGAAAAAGATTAAACGATAATAATACTAATTACACAAATTAAAATGGCAAAAAGCGAATTAAAAACATTAATATCACAATTATTTAATATTGACAGAAAAGAAATTATATTTGATTATAATGATCTATCAATATCTGTTGATGGTGATACTTTATTAGAAATAGATTTACCAGAAGAAAATAAATACTGTTGTGGAATATACAATATAGGAAATTTTTTAGTTAGTTTACCAGATTCAATATCAGAAGAAAACAAAATTAATCTTGTTCAAAAACTAATGACACAACTATTAAAAATGGTTGCTGAATATGGTAATAAAGGATTAGTAACTTTTTCACATATTGAAGATAATATTATAGTTAAAGCATTAACTGCTGAAAATTATGAAGGACCTTGGAAATTAGCATCTTCTTTTATTAATCCTGATACAAAAAATAAAGTATATTATTTTGTAGCAGAAATAAATCAATAATTATGGCAATTATAACAGAAGTAACAAAAAAAGATGATGTTCTTACATTTAAACCAATAATATTAAATGTTCAAATTACTATTAATACTAAAGAATCTTTAAAAGAATTACATGGAGAATATAAAATTGGAGATTTACAAAATAGTTATTTATTAGATAATAATGGTAATGAAGAATTACCTTTACTTACTAGTATATTACAACAAATTGAAAAAGCATTATAAACAATTAAATAAATAATAAAAATGAGCGATAATAAAACCTACTTCTTATATGGAAGTAAAAAAGCAGGTAAAAAAAACAAAGAACAAAGAAGAGTTACAATTGCAGGAGTGCTTGTAGACAATGTATTATTCTTTGGAAAATCTGAATGTTCACCAAGAGATCAATTTACCAAAAAAAAAGGTAGAGCAATTGCAACAGGTAGAGCATTAAAACATCCAACTGATAAAGTTGAAATCAACGACACTCATGTTATTGGTAAAATCTTTGTAGAAGTTGCAAAAGAATTAATTTAAAAATAAAATAAATAAAAGGTAGATTTATTGTCTACCTTTTATTGAAAAAAAAACAGAAAGATATGAGCGAAAGAAAAAAAATAATTTATTATGTATGTGATAAAAAAGCACTACATATATACAAAATATCAATGATTAGTGGTGAAATTTTTGATCTTTTACCAGAATCACATAAAAAATGGTTTAGTCTTAATAAAAAATATTGGATAACACATAACTGTTTATTAAATAAAAAAAGTAAACAAAATATTGGTTCAGAATTAATAAATTCTATAAATATAAATTCTTTATCTGATTTATTATCAATAGTTGCTCTTTCATTTAATTACATTGCACAAGCTCCAGCAGGACAAGTTGAAGGAGAATATATGGAAATAAATGGTTTACAAGTAATTTCACTAATAGGTTATTTATGGAGAGTTTCAGATATTGAACAATTTATAATTAATAATAATTTATATTTTAATTTAAATGTTATACAACCACTACATAACGGAACAACATTTTTTACTTCTTATAGTGAAGAAACAACTGTAACAGATAATTTTTAATAATATGACTAAAAAGTATAATATCGAAGTATATGATTTAGAAACACTTGCGTCTTGTTTTACATATACTGGTTTTGATATTAATACACACAAAATTACTCAATTCGTATTACATAAAGATAAATTTGAACTATTAGAATTAATAGAGCATTTACAATCTTTACATGCACAAATAGGCTTTAATAATATTGGATTTGACTATCCTATATTACATTATATATTGGAGAATTTTAAAAACAGCTGGTTTAATAAATATGAAAGTTGTAAAGAACAAATTATAACTTCAATATATAAAGAAGCTCAAAGAATTATTGAAATACAAAATTTAAATGATCCTTCTAAATCAGCAGTAATACAAGATAAAGATACAAAAATACAACAGGTAGACTTATTTAGAATATGGCATTATAATAATAAGGCTAGAATGACTTCTTTAAAGGCTTTAGAAATCTCTATGAACTATCCAAATGTAATGGATATGCCAATAGATCACTCTATAAAAAATATTAGCTTAGAAGACGTTAAATTGATTTTAGAATATAATCTAAATGATGTATTAGCAACTTATGAATTTTATAAAAAATCTAAAGATAAAATAGAATTAAGAAAATCAATTAAAAATAAATATAAATTACCTTGTATAAATTATAGTGATAGTAAAATTGGTGAAGCATTATTACTTAAATTATATTGTGATGAATTAAATTTAGACCCTAGAGAAATTAAAAATCTAAGAACTAAAAGAGATTGTATTTATGTTAGAGATATAATATTTGATTATATTAAATTTGAATCTAAAGAATTTATAAATTTATTAGAATATTTTAAAGTTGTTGAAGTAAGAGAAACTAAGAACGCCTTTAAAAAATCTGTAATATATAAAGGATTTCAATATGATTATGGTACAGGAGGTATTCATGGCTGTATTAAACCAGGTGTGTATGAATCTAATGAAGATTATATTATAATTGATGCTGATGTTGCATCTTTATATCCTAATGTAGCAATTAAAAATAAACTTTTTATTGAACATTTAGGAAAAACATTTATTGAATTATATGATAAAGATATTGTTCAAGAAAGAATACGTGCTAAAAAAGCAGGAGAAATGTCTATTTCAGATGCTTTAAAGTTATCAGCTAATAGTGTATATGGTAAATCTAATGATAAATTTAGTTTTCTTTATGATCCACAATATACTATGGCAACAACAATTAATGGTCAATTATTATTGACTATGTTAGCTGAATCATTAGTAAATAATATTAAAAATATTACTATGATACAAGCTAATACAGATGGTATTACTGTAAAAATACCAAAAAATCAACAAGATATATATTATAAATTATGTAAAGAGTGGGAGACTAAAACAAATCTTGAATTAGAATATGTTGATTATTCTAAAATGATTATAAAAGATGTTAATAATTATATAGCAGTTAGTACTAAGGGTAAAATAAAATACAAAGGAGCATTTGAAATTGATAAAGTCGTAGGTAATGAACCAGCATATCATAAAGATAATAGTTTCCGTATAATTCCTTTAGCAATATCTGAATATTTTATTAATAATAAAAATATAAAAGATACAATATTAAATCATACTAATATTTATGATTTTTGTGGAAGACAGAAATTTAGTAGAGATAGTTATGGAGAAATCCATTATATATCTCGCAATAGTTCTGAAATAACCATTGAAAAACAACAAAAAAATGTAAGATATTATATATCTAAATCAGGCAAAAAGTTTGTTAAACAATATAGTAAAGGTTCTTCTGAAATTATAAATAAAGGTTATGATGTTGAAATATTTAATAAATATATAGAAAAAGAAATGAATGATTATAAAATAGATTATTCATTCTATATTAGAGAAGTTAATAAAATTATAGATATTTTAAAACCTTCTCAAATAAATTTAATTGAATTAATCGAAAAAAATGAATGCATATAATATGAGCGATGAAGAAATTATAAAAATGTTAAAAAAACAAGCATTAAAAATAAAACTAGAAGAAAATATTGTTGAGAAAATAAAAGATGATGAAGAAAATTTAAATAACGAAGAATTTAATATGTTAAATACTTATACAAAAAATAGACTGCAAATAAAAGATATACTTCTTTATTATAAAAATAATTATACAAGTACACTTGTTAAAGGATTATCATCAATAAATAATTTAGTTTTTATAGATAAAAATAGAGGTATGTTTAACAAATATACTTTTACTAAAGATATTTATATATCAGGTATATTATTAGGATTTACAGATGGTATTGAAATATTAAATGAAGATTCATTACTTAGACCAGGTCAACAATATGAAGGAATAGTTTATATAATTGATTCATCTGATGAAAAACAAATAAATAAAATTAAAAGATTTAAACTTACTGAAATCCAATCTTATACTTCAAAAGATAAAGTAAAAAATAATTTATCCAAATTAAAAATAAAAATTAAAGATTATAATTTATCAGGAAAAGTATGGGGATTAAGTGATATTAAAAAGACATTGGTTGGTAATACTATTTCAGACTATGAAATTAGATATGGAAATAGTTTAAAACTTGGAGATTCTTATTATATTATTGTTAATCATGAAATTGAAAACGGAAAGAAAATAAGTCTTAAATTTTTATTAGAAGAAATAAAATTTATTATTCCTAATTTAAAAGGTTATAAATTACAAAAAGATAAAACTATTTATAAAAATAGTATTGTAGTTTTGAAAAGAAAAGATTTAAAATATAGTAAAAAGGAATTAAAAGTTATTGAAGTAATAAATAATTCTGAATCTTCTAGAATACAAAAAGCAAGTTCTAATAAAAAATTAGATATTATAAAATGTATTACTCCAACTAATGAAATATTAAGATTTAGAGCAAAAGATTTAAAATTTATAAAAAAATTAGATAATGATAAAAAAGAAGTTAACAAGATCGGTAATATTTTCTAGACATCCAACACATAGCATATTAAGGCGAAAAAATAGGACTCTACCTTTATTACCATTTAGATCATTAGTCAGATTAGGTTCTACTACTGATATGCCAGATACTGTAAGTAATGGAGGTAAAAGAATTGAATGTAATACAATAAAAGCTGTAAAAAATTCAGCTAATAAATTGTTAATGAAACGATGTTTTGCTAATGATAATGTTAAAACAGCTGATTGGTGGATTGTGGATAATCATAATAATTTAAAATTTCATAAATATGGAGAACAAGATGATGATCAACAATTTGCTATAAATAATGATACTTATCCAATAGTAGCTAAACATATTTTTGGTAGCAGAAATAATGGTAATACATTAATTAAATCTATTGAAGAATTAAATAAATGGTTAATTGGTAAAACATTAAATAACTATATTTTTGAAAAATTCTATAATTATAATAGAGAATATAGACTTCATGTAACTGAAGATGGTTGTTTCTACACTTGTAGAAAAATGCTTAAATCAGATACTCCTGAAGATCAAAGATGGTATAGAAATGATAAAAATTCAAGTTGGATCATAGAACAAAATCCTGATTTTGATAAACCGGTTAATTGGGATATTATTGTTGAAGAATCTATTAAAGCATTAAAAGCTACTGGATTAGACATTGGTGCTGTAGATTTAAGAATTCAATCAAGTAAAGATAATAAAGGTATAATAAGAGAAAATCCAGATTTTATTATTGTTGAAATTAATTCTGCTCCTTCATTTGGAGAAATTACTTCACAAAAATATATTGAAGAAATTCCTAAATTATTAAGAAGAAAATATGCGTTACAGAACAAATTATGATGTTATTGATAACAATACAGGAAAAATATTCATACGTTCAAGAGGATATGATTGTTTTGGACAATATACTAATGATAAAGAAAATTTAATATTAGGAAATAATCATACTGTAAAATATTATCTGCCCAGAAATTTTATATCATTTGAAGATGGTAAAATGATATTAAAAAATTACAATTCTACAACAGACAAATTGATTTTTAATGATGAAGAAATTGAATTTTATTTAAATCAATTAAATAATTCTATACCAAGTTCAAATATTAAAAGAATTGATGATTTTAAATATAATATACATGAATTTGATTCTAGTACAGTACACTATTCTTATATTGATCTTGAACCAGCAGTAACATTACAAATAGACTTATCAAACAGTATTAACTGTAAAGATATAAAAATCCAATTATTTTTATGTAGATACCTTATAAATTTTTATGGAAATAAAGTTTTAAGTAGCGCATTAAATTTAATTAATAAAGATAAATCTATTAGTTTCTGGGATGCTTTCCTAATGTCTGAATTATGTGAGTCATTTATTAAAGGAACTCGTAATTATGCGGTTTTTGCAGGAAAAGGAATATTTAAACATTTTACATTTGAACATTTTTATAATAATGTTATAGTAGCTCAACCTAATGATTTCTTTTATGAAGAAACATATAAAAAACAAAATTATACACCTTATTATCATTTAGGTTCATCAAATGATTTAGATTATTATGATAAAGCAACTAAACAAACTAAAACAATAGATATTTTTAGAAATTTTTATGCAGAAAATGGTTTAGGAAAAGAATTTTTAGAATTTTGGAAAAATTACAATTGGTAAACAAATTAAATAAAAATAAATAATAAATGAAAGTATATATTATAGGTGGGGGATTCCAAACAGGAAGTATTTTTTTAGGAGAAAAAGTAATTAATATGAAAGATGCCGATGTTGTATTATTAACAGGAGGCGAAGATATTAATCCTGAAATATATGGTGAAAAACAAGGATCAAGAACACATTTCAATAATAGAAGAGATGAATATGAAATAGATCAATATAATAGAGCTATTAAATTAGGAATTCCTATTTTTGGAATATGTAGAGGAGCACAATTATTATGTGCTATGGCTGGAGGAAGATTAGTACAAGACTTATCACATCCTTCACATCATGATATTAAATTTTGGGATGGTTCAAAAGTTAATACCACATCTTGTCATCATCAATTACAATATCCTTGGAGTATTCCTGGAGGAAAAGATAAATATAGAATATTAGCATATGCTGAAGAATTATCTAATAATCATTTAGATGGTTGTGATTCTAAAATAATGATGCCTACAGATGAAAATAATATTATTATTGAACCTGAACTAGTATATTATAAAGAATCAAAAGCTTTAGGTATACAAGGTCATCCTGAATGGATGGGATATAATACAAAACTGGTTACAATATTAAAAAAGTTAACACAACTTCTAGTAGAAGATAAACTAGAGATTACTTTAGCTTTAAATATTCCTATTAGTAGAATATTATCTCCGGATTTTAAAATTGAAGAAGAAGAATTCAAAAAATATATTGATATGACAAGTACCAAATCAAAAAAATTGGTTGAAGCAGATTAAAATTTATGAAAATTGATGAATATAATAAAACATTAGAAAACGACAAAATTTTCTATATTTTAGTTTATGGAGAGCATAGAAGAACTCAAAAAGATTTTTCAAGAATAAAATCAATACTTGGAGAATCTGTAGATGCATTAAAATATTTAGAAACAGTTAAAGTAACAGGTTACAAAATGTATGATAATGGAATAGATCCTGTTTGTGAATATACAGGAAATAAAACTGATACTATCGTTTGTGATGTTTTAAAAGTAAATAAGGTAGGTTTTAGAATAATTGATAATAGTTTTAAATCTTTAAATTTAGAAAGAAATATAGTGTTTAACAAAGAAATAAATAAAAGTATTGAGTATCTACTTATATATTTAGTTCCAAATTCTATGGAAATTTCTAACTTTACAAGAATTATAAATGGAGATTGGGTAAATTATTCTATTAGAAGCGGATTTGATTAAAAATATGAAAAATAAAATAGATAAAAATAAAATATTAATTGGTAGTGATCCTGAAGCTTTTATTAGAATAAAAGATACTTTAGAAATTGTATCTGCTATTGGATTAATTCCTGGTTCAAAGAAAGAACCTTTTAGTTTACATAAAGAAATAGGACACGGATATAATATTCAAACAGATAATGTAATGGTTGAATGGTGTGTTCCACCATGCCAAAATGCTTCTGAATTATATAATAGTATTAAAAAATGTATTAATTATACTAATTCTGTATTACCTTCTAATTTAGAAGTTGTTGTACAAGCTTCTGCATTTCTTGATGATAAATATTTAGATAATAAACAAGCACAAACATTTGGTTGTGAACCATCATTTAATGCGTGGACATATCAAATGAATGATGCACCAAGTAACAAAACTAATTTAAGAACAGCAGGAGGGCATATTCATATTGGATATGAAAATCCTGACGATAACACTTCTATTGAATTAATAAAAATGTTAGATTTATGCTTAAATATTCCATCATTAATACTTGATCAAGACAATGAAAGAAAGAAAATGTATGGAAAAGCTGGTGAATTTAGACTTAAAAATTATGGAGTTGAATTCAGAGGACTATCTAATTTTTGGATAAATGATATAGATCTTGTTAAACTTATATTTAATGGAGTTCATAAAGCAATTGATTTTATAAATAATGATTTAGTGTTAGAAGATGAAGATCAGATTAAAATTCAAATGGCAATTAATAATAATGATAAAAAAGAAGCGTATTATTTAATTAATAAATTTGAATTAGATCAGGTATTATCTGCATATTATATAATAGATTAAAAAATAAAGAGGATGACCTGAGTTCGCTTTAGATAATTTATTATCCTCCGTCATCCTCTTTTAACTAAATTATATTTTAAAACATATTAAAAATTAAAAAAATGATAAAAATAATATTAATAATAGCTTTAATTAATTATATAATGAGCTTTATTACAAATAACAGTTCTATACTTTTTTGTGGACTTGCAGGTTTCAGTGGTAAAAAAAATTATAATGCAGAAAAAATTAAATTTTTGATGTATTGGAATAGCATTGAAAGAGGTAAAGATGCAACAGGAATATTTACTCCTAAGTCAGGAATTATAAAAAGTAATGTTAAAGCTGAAAATTTTATAAATAATAAAGGTATAAAAAAGCAAATATTTCCTGATAAAGTAATAATAACACATGTTAGAGCAAAAACCATAGGTACTAATTCAGTAGATAATGCTCATCCTTTTAAATATGGAAATATAATATTAGCTCATAATGGAACTTTAAAAAATCATATTGATCTTGCAAAAATGTACAATTTCGATACAAAAGACTTTCCAGTAGATAGTCAAATACTTGCAAATTGTGTAAACATAAATAGTAAATATGATGATAAAATTAAAGTACTTGAACAATATGAAGGAGCAGCAGCTTTATTGTTTTATAATGAAGAATTAGATAGTTTATTTTGTTATCATGATAAAGAAAGACCTTTATTTTATGGTTATATACAAGGAACGGAAATGTATATTTCTTCTATAAAAGAAAGTTTAGAAGCTATTGAATGTGAAAATATAAAAGAATTTGATATAAATTATTTATATGAAATTAAAAATGGAAATATAGTATCCAAAAATAAATATATCAGCAAAGAAGTAGTTAGAAGTAAAAGTAAAATTGCTAGTGGAAAAGATATTGTCTACAAAATTATTAATGCAAAGAAAGGAACTTTTAAATTAAAATGTAAAATTGATGATATTTCTGGAATTGTATATTCAGACTGTAAACCAGAATATATAAAAGGTTTCTGGCTGAGATGTGATACTGGTAATAGTGTTATAAGTAATTTGTTTAAAAAAACAGAATTATTAATAAAAGATAATTGGTATCTAGCCTTGGGTAAACCAGAAGAAGACAGTTATAAAAATGTTCAAGGAAATTTTTCAGAATTTCAAAATTCTGAAGGAAATAGAGGAATTATTTCAACAACTTTTAAATTTGATACAACAAATTTCATATTGCAAAGTAATAGTTATGGTATATTAATGGCAAAACTTGTTTTTGCTGGAACTGAAAATGTACTGGGTGAAAAAGGAGATATAGTTTTTATAAAAGATTATACTTATGGTGAAAATGATGTAAATATATTTAATTTAAAAAATAATAAAGCCGGATATTGTTTAACAAGACATGTAAGATGTGCTGAAGAACATGAAATTAAAGCATATCTTGAAAAAAGTAGTAGTTGTGAATTAAATTTCGACAATGTTGATTCTCCTAAAGAAAATGAAGAAACTGCACCAGATGTAAAATTATTACAGTTAGGTAGTGAAAATTCTCTTTTTGAAGATCCTTCAAGATATGAAAGTCTTTATAGTTATGATACTATTGCTAATGTACTTTCAGATATTTATGAAAGAATATACAATATTAAAGAATTATTATCAAAAAAAAGACTTAATGAATCATTAATAGAAGTTAATCTACTTGAAGATCATATTTTGGAATTTTATTATGTTGAAAAATTAGAAGAAATGATTCCTAAAGATGAAAAAAAGGAAAAACAAAAAATCGTTAATAAAAATAGTATTATTGGAAATGATAATAATATTAACGATTGGTTTGGGAAAAATCAAGAACAAGAAATTCCTGAAGAAACTGAATTTACTGTTAATTAAAATTATAAGATGTATGGATAAAGATGAAGAAAAAACTGTTTTAATAAATAATGTAATATATAAAAAGGATGATCCTAAAATTGTATTAGATTATTTTACTGATAAATATATTTTATTAAGTGATGCTGAAAAAATCAGTGTGGGAATTGAATTAACAAGAAAATTTATAAGACCAAGGAAAAAATTTACAATTACCGATAGTAGTACTTGGAATATATATAATGTTATAAATAAATTTACACATCACGCTAATTCAAATATACCACAACCTGTAAAATTATGTTTACGTTCTATAATTCACAGTAATATAATTAATATATACCTTAAAGAACCCTTAGAACAATTTATTAAAACTCATGATTTAGTAAAAGGAATTAATAATGATGAAGTTTACTATGATAAAAGAGAAATAGCAATTATGGACACTCCAAAACCTTATAGAAAATTTGATAATACTTACAAAAAAAAGTTAGTCAATGATTTATTAACTGTTGAAAAAGATAACAGTAATGAAATATTAGAATTAAAAAAAAATATAAATAAAAGAAATATTCAAATGGGTGTAGACTCATTAACACACCAAATTCTTGAAGGTAAAAAATATACATTTGGTATTGAAATTGAAACTTCTTTAGGTAGACTTGAAGAAGATGATGTTAAAGACTTAAATGTTAAAGCTGTACATGATGGATCTTTAAGAGGTCCAAATGGAGAAGATCCTTTAGGAGGAGAATATGTAACAGGAGTTCTTGTAGGAGATTCTGGAATTGCTCAAATTTATGAAATATGTAGAATTTTAAATTCTAAATGTAAAATTGATCATAGATGTGGAATACATGTTCATTTAGGGAATTTAAATTGGAATAAAGAAGATGTGGTTTTTTCTTATATTCTTGCTGAAATTTTAGAAAATGAAATATTTTCAATACTTCCTAAATCAAGAAGAAATAACAGTTATTGCAGAAAGTTAACACCTTTGTTAAAAAATCAATTAGAATATCTAAAAAGTTCACCATCAATAACAGATTATGAGTATAAAATAGATAGTTTTTATGATATTATTTATACAGAAGTCTCTGGAATAAATGATGGAAATGGTAGAGCTAGTAAATCAATTAATAAAAGAGAACAACATCCTAAAGGACCTAAATGTGGATTTGATAAAAAATCACAAAGGTATTGTTGGTTAAATTATGTTACTTTATTATTTAATACAAAACAAATACCAGATAGTCATACATTAGAATTTAGACCAATGAGTGCAACTTTAAATTTTAAAAAAATTAGAAATTGGCTTAAAATTTGTGTTGCTTTTGTTTATTTTGTTGAAAACTTTAAAAATATAATTAAACAAGGTTATTATAAAGATAAAGTTGGTAATACTTTTAATCTAGATTTAGAATTAGTTGTTAAACTATCTTATCCAAAATCAGGAAATAATCTAATCGATTATATAAGAGAAAGAAAAGAAACATTTAAATTACATGATGAATCTTTTGATTATATTGATAAAGAAAAACCAACTAAGAAAACAATAAAGGAGGTAACATGTGCCTTATAGCAATAGCAGGAGAAGGAACAGACAAATATAGTGAAGAATTTATAAAAAGTTTAATAAATGCTTCTGAAACCAATAAAGATGGTATAGGATATACTTTTAAAAGACATAAAAATAAAAAAGTATATATTAGTAAAGGATATGCTGATATAGAAAAAGTTATAAAATCTTTAAAATCTAAAAAATTATCATTTGATGATGAATTAATAGTTCATTTAAGAATTGGTAATAGAGGTAGTATTAATAAAGATATGTGTCATCCTTTTGTATTATCTGATGATAAGAATATAATTTTATCAAATAATAAATTTGTTGATTATCCTACAATGGTTCATAATGGAACATTCCATTCTTATGTAAATTCAGATGATTATTCTGACACATATAAATTCGTTAAAACATTTATGTCTAATCCTTTAATTATTGAACTTTTAAAAGATGACATATTCTTTTTTAAAGAAATATTTTCATATAAATTAACAACAAATAGATTAGCATTTTTATTTCCAGATTGTGATCAAAGTTTAATTAAAATTGGAGATTTTAAATATGAAAAAGGATATTACTATTCAAACGATAGCTATAAAAGTAAAACATATAATATAGGAGGAAGAGAATATGCTAGTTTAGAAGATTATTATTCTAGTATTTATGGAAAAAATAGAAATATTAATCGATTAAGAGAGAAATTGGTAGACAATGATGAACAATTATTAGGTGAAGTTACATATACTAAACCAAAAACAATTGAATTAACTGAATTAATTGAAAATCCAAACAGAACTAAATTACCAAACAATAGAATATCTTTAGGTTTTAGAATTGGTTTTAGAAAAGCAAATGAACAAGAAATACCTTTTACTAAAGAAGTGTTTAAAGATGCAAAATATGCAATTTCTTTTTCAAATAGCTTAGATATATTAATTCCAGAAGAATTTAAAACAGATGAACAATTTGATTCAATTCAAATTTTACCTAATAAATTTAATTATACCGATCTATATTTATTAGCTATTAAAGATGATAATCAATATAATATTGAAAGAGGAGCAACTTATACAATTAATCATTTGGGTGATAAACATTATGTTTTAACTAAAATACAAAATAATAATTTTATAGGAAAAGTAAATTTTATTAGTATTCCTAAATTATATTTGCATTTGTTGTTTGAATCAAAAATTCTTCCAAAAAATATTATAAAATATAAAGATTATTATGAATTAGTAAAAAGATTACAGCCTTCACAAACTACATTAAAACATTTAGCTTCTTTTCTGAGATATAACAGTAATGTTAAAGATAAAGTTCTTATGTATAAAAATGTAGGACCAATTTGTAAATATGCATTAGATCTTTTTAAATATACTTGTGCATCTTATGTTAATTCACAAGATGAAGATGATAGAGCGATAAATCATAAGTATATGTTTTAATAAATTAGGAGGAAAAATTATGAAAAATAGTTAAACAATTTAAATTAAATATGTCTATAGTAAGAAATGCGTATGAAGCTAGAATAGCTTCTAAAGAATCAAATAAAAAATTACTTGATATTACACTAGAAGAAATATCTAGAGTAGCTGATACAGGTAAAGTTAATTTACACATATCAGAAAGTAATTTTTCAGGAGGACTCAAGTTAAAACTACAAGAATTAGGATTTCATGTTGGAGGATTAATTACCAATGGTAATACTAAATCATATCTTGTGTCTTGGGAATAATAAAATAAATTTTGTAAATCAATAAAAAATTAGTAAATTTGTAAATAATAAAATTATGATTTTAGCATCAGTAATATTAATAATAATAGCGGTAGCTCTTATTATATATAGTCAATTACGTAAAACATCAAATAATGATGTAGTAATTAAATCAACCAAAGTAAAAAGTTCAGTTCCTCAAAAAGTTTATTCACCAGAATATGTTGAAAAAAATCTTGCTCGTAAGAAAAAGGTATTAAAAGCTGTTTCTGAAGAAGAAAATAATGTAATAATAAGTATGGAAATAGGTACAGATCCTATTAATACTGTTGAACCTGAACTACCCGTAGTTAAAAGAAAAGCTACAAGAAAATCAAAAGTAAATAAAGAAGAAAAAGTATAGGAGAAAATGAATGGATAATAGTACCAAGATATTAAGTGAAATAACTGTTTTTCAAAAATATGCAAAACATTTAGAAAGAGAAGAGAGAAGGGAATCTTGGGATGAAATAGTCCATAGATATACTAAAATGATGATAGATAAATATCCAACCTTACAGGAAAAGATAATTAATCTATCATCATTTATATATAATAAACAAATACTACCCTCTATGAGAGCACTGCAATTTGCAGGTAAACCCATAGAAAGAAATCCTAGTAGAATATATAATTGTGCATATCTTCCAATAGATGATTATAGATCATTTAGTGAAGCCATGTTTTTATTATTAGGAGGTACAGGAGTAGGATATTCAGTACAATTTAGTCATGTAGATAAATTACCAGAAATAGTAAGACCTAGTAAATATAAAAGATATTTAATAGGTGATAATATTGAAGGATGGGCAGATGCTATAAAAGCATTAATGAAATCTTATTTAGGTAAAAATAATCAGAAACCTATATTTGATTTTTCAGATATAAGACCAAAAGGTACAAAACTTAAAACTGCTGGAGGTAAAGCTCCTGGAGCAGAACCATTAAAAACTTGTTTATTTCATATTGAAACAATATTAGATAGAAAGCAAAATGGTACAAAATTAACACCAATAGAATGTCATGATATTATGTGTCATATTGCTAATGCAGTATTAGCAGGTGGTATTAGAAGAGCAGCTATGATAGCTTTATTTTCATTAGATGATGAAGAAATGCTAACCTGTAAAACAGGTAATTGGTGGGAATTAAATGAACAAAGAGGTAGAGCTAATAATTCTGCTGTAATTGTTAGAAATAGAATTAAAAAAATAGAATGGAATGATTTATTTAGGAAAATTGAAGCGTCGGGTTCAGGCGAACCTGGTGTTTATTTCACTAATGACAGCAATTGGGGTACTAATCCCTGTTGTGAAATATCTCTCAGACCTTATCAGTTCTGTAATTTATGTGAAGTAAATGTATCTAATATTAAGTCTCAAAAAGATTTAGATAATAGATTAGAAGCTGCTAGTTTCTTTGGTACATTACAAGCAGGATTTACAGATTTTCATTATCTAAGAGATATATGGAAAAAAACAACTGAAAAAGATGCATTGATTGGTGTAGGTATGACTGGAATAGGTTCTGGTGTAATACTAAATTATAACCTAGAAAATGCCGCAAATATAGTAAGAAAAGTAAATGAAGAAACAGCTAAAGAAATTGGGATTAATCCTGCTGCAAGAAGTACTACCATTAAACCTAGTGGTACTAGCAGTTGTGTATTGGGAACAAGTTCAGGAATACATGCTTGGCATAATAAATATTATTTAAGATCTATTAGAGTTAATAAAAATGAATCTTTATATACATATTTAAAAATATTTGCTCCAGAATTATTAGAAGATGATTTTTTTAGACCTAATGATTTAGCTATTATTAGAATACCACAAAAAGCACCAGAAGGATCTATTCTTAGAACAGAATCTGCATTAGATTTATTAGAAAGAACTAGAAAATTTAATCTAGAATATGTTAAAAAAGGTCATAGATCAGGAGCTAATACAAATAATGTATCAGCTACCATATCTATTAAACCTGAAGAATGGAAAGAAGTAGGTGAATGGATGTGGGAAAATAAAGATACTTTTAATGGACTTTCAGTACTAAATTACGATGGAGGAACTTATGTTCAACCACCTTTTTCTGACATTACTAAAGAAGAATATGAAGAAAGAGTTAAACATCTTTCTAATATAGACTTATCAAAAGTAATAGAAATAGACGATAATACTGATTTATCAGGTGAATTGGCTTGTGGAGCAGGAGGCTGCGAACTTAAGTAATGTTTGTTAAAAACTGTCTTTCTTGTAATAAAGAAATTAAATACAATAATAAGTATAATTTACAAAGATCTATTAGGAATAATTCTCCTTGTAGGTCTTGTAATTGTATTATAAGAAATAAAACTATGAACTATACTAAAGGAAACAAAAATTCTCAATGGAAAAGTTCTAATAAAATTCCTTATAGTTGGTTTAGTAAATATTTTAAAAGATCAAATAGAAAAAGAACAGGTACTATAACAATAGAAGATGTTTATAATTTATGGATTAAACAAGATAAAAAATGTGCTTTATCAAAAGTTATTATTGGATTTAATGATGATAATAAAGGACATACTTGTTCTATAGATAGAATTGATAGTTTAAAAGAATATACATTAGATAATATACAATTAGTTCACAAAGATGTAAACTATATGAAAAACAGATATGATCAAAAGTATTTTATACAAATGTGTAAATTAATAGCAAATAATAATTAATATGGAAGAAAAATTTAAAGTAGGAGATAAAGCCTATAAACCAAAAGGATATAAATTTCCTTGTACAATAGTATCAGTATTTAAAAATCTTAATGGTGATATTAGAGTTGTAGCAGAAATGGATGATAATGGTATGTTACACATTATGAATGAAAATCAATTAGAAAAAATAGAATAATATGTCAGAATATATTTTAGAAAATAAATATGTTAAAATAGATAAAAAAACTTTAACAGGTACAGGGGCTGTTTATGAGTGTATTAGTATTAATTCGGGTAACAGATTTTATATAGTTAGTTGTCCAACATGTAATTGTCAAATATCTAGTATAGCAGCTTGTGAAAATATAATTTTAGAAAAAGATTTTGTAAATATTTTAGAATCTTTACAAGAAAAGGGATATATATCTAAACAATTATTAGTTGATATTCATCAAAGTTCTAAATATAATAAAATTATACGTGATGGTTTAGATGTTGTATTTCAAAATAATTATACAAGTACTAATGGTTCAGAAATGTCTATATATTTAATTAAACTAGGAATTGAAGAAGAATATGATGATTAATATGGATTATAACAATTTAGAATTTATATATTGGAACTAGAAATAGTTCCTTTTTTATTAAAAAAATATGAGAGTTATTATAGAATACCACTATATAAAAAGTAACCATTTATTAGCCTCACCGGAATTTGATCATGAAGAAATTATAGAAGTTGATACTCAAATAAAATTAAAAAAATATATTGAATCTCAAAAAGATCAGTATGATAATAATTTTATAAAAAATAAAAAACACGGTTTTGACTATATAAGTCGTCAAGGAGGAGTTAAGGTTAAAAAATATGTTAGCCCAATTATTAAAAAAATATGAAGACAATTAATTTATCAGATTTAGATAATTCTGATATAAAATACAAAATATCTAATATGCCTGATGGTCAACAAGATATTGTACTTAACGTCACTGAAGATATAAAGAATACTTATTATGGATTAGGATCTTGGAATAAATCAAGAATTTCTGTACTAATTAAATCTAGATTTAATTCATTTAAAGATTTAGAATTAATATTGTGTACTACTAAAGCTCTTAAAAGATTAGGAGTTTCAGAAGTTCATTTGTATATTCCTTATTTATTAGGAGCTAGATCTGATAGACAATTTCAAGAAGGGGGTACTAGTTATTTAGTTGATATAATAGCTCCTATTATTAATACTCAAAAATATGAATCAGTAACTGTACTTGATGTACATTCTGATGTAGCACCTGCTTGTATTAATAATCTAAAAATTGAAAATAATATTAAATTAGTTGAGAAAGCTTTATCTACTTTTTACTTTAATGTAGATTATAAAGATCTATCTATAAGAGATAAGTTTAAAGATTTTATACTAGTATCACCAGATGCAGGAGCTTCTAAAAAAATAGAAAATCTTGCTAAGTTTATAGGTTATACAGGAGATATTATTACTTGTAGTAAATCTAGGGATACTGAAGGTAATCTTACTAAAACTGTAGTTCCTTTAAATAATAACTATGCTGGTAAAGATTTTATCATTATAGATGATATATGTGATGGAGGTAGAACCTTTATTAATATTGCTAAAGAAATTAGAGATAATCCAAATAGTCCAGATATTAATAAAATTTATCTTATAGTAACTCATGGTATATTTTCAGCAGGTTTTGAAGAATTAAACAAATACTTTGATTGTATTTATACTACTAATTCTGTAAGAAAAATTACTGATAAATATTTTGATTTAAATAGTAAAGTAAAAGACACAAAAATTAAACAATTAGAAGTAATATGAGAACATTTGTCATGGGAGATATACATGGTGCTTATAAAGCTTTATTACAGTGTTTAGAAAGATCTAATTTTGATTATAATAATGATGTTCTTATTCAGTTAGGAGATGTTGCTGATGGCTGGGATGAAGTTTATAAATGTGTAGAAAAATTACTTACTATTAAAAATCTTATTAGTATTAAAGGTAATCATGATGACTGGTTTTTAGATTATCTATTAGGACAAAGTAATAATCATCCTGGTTATTCTCAAGGAGGTAAAGCTACTTTAATTTCTTATGCTAAAGCATTAGATAAAAAATATGTAGATAATTATAATGTTTGGAATTCTGAACTTAATTATAAAGATATACCAGAAAGTCATGTAAATTTTTTTAAAAATCAATTACTTTACTATATTGATAAATATAACAGATGTTTTGTTCATGGAGGATTTAATAGACATCATTATATAGATAAAATAGTAAATGAAAATCCTTATCAACTATATTGGGATAGAGATTTATGGAGAACAGCTTTATCTCATAAAGATACCAATAGTGTTTTTAAAATTAAAGAAAAATTTTCTGAGATTTATATAGGACATACTACAACTAATATGTGGAATACTGATGAACCTATGAACGCATCTATTATTTGGAATTTAGATACAGGTGCTGGGTTTAAAGGTAAGTTAACCATTATGAATATAGATACCAAAGAATATTTTCAATCAGACTCTGTAAAAGAGTTATATCCTAATCAAAAGGGTAGAAATTAAAATTAAAAATTATGAATCCAATGTTATATGTGGACTTTTATAAGCCACATCATCAGGATATGTATCCTGATAATATGAGTTTATTATACTCAAATTTTACTCCTAGAAAATCTAGAATTAAAGGAGTAAACCATGTAGTTGTATGGGGAATACAACATTTTATTTTAGAATATCTTATTAAAAGTTTTAACGAAGAATTTTTTAATGTAGGAATATCTAAAATATTAGAAGAGTATTCTAGACATATTCCTATTAATGTTAAAAGAATAGGAGAACTACATGCATTAGGCTATTTACCTATTGAAATTAAAGCTTTACCAGAAGGTACTTTATGTCCTATTGGTGTACCTTTATTAACAATTAAAAATACACATCCAGACTTTGCTTGGTTAGTTAACTATTTAGAAACTTTATTAAGTGCTTGTTTATGGCAAGGTATTACTTCAGCTACTATTGCCTATGAATATAAAAAACTTCTTAATAAATATGCTTTAGAAACTACAGGATCTATAGAAGGAGTTCAATGGCAAGCTCATGATTTTAGTATGAGAGGAATGTCTAGTATTGAATCTGCTATTATTAGTGGTATGGCTCATTTAACAAGCTTTACAGGCACTGATACTATTCCTGGTATATATCAGTTAGAAAAAAGTTATAATGCAACAGGACTCATTGGAGCCTCTGTACCAGCAACTGAACATAGTGTCATGTGTATGGGTACTAAAGAATCTGAAATAGAAACTTTTAAAAGATTATTAGATAAATATCCTAATGGTATATTATCTGTTGTATCTGATACTTGGGATTTATGGAAGGTTTGTACTGAATATTTACCACAATTAAAAGAAGAAATTCTTGGTAGAGATGGTAAATTAGTAATACGTCCTGATTCTGGTGATCCTGCTGACATTATTTGTGGCACAGCTAGAGAAATACTAAAAAGAGGAGTAGGAACTTTTGATCATGAAACTATATCTATAGATGGAATATATATGATTTATCCTGAAAACACTCTTCCTAAAAAGACTTCTTACAGGTTAGATGGAGAATTCTTAACAGTAGACAATTGGAAGCTATTAAATGTTGAGCCAACACCAGAAGAAAAAGGTGTAATAGAACTTCTCTGGGATGTCTTTGGTGGTACTATTAACGAACAAGGTTACAAAGTATTAGATCCACATATTGGAGCTATTTATGGTGATTCTATTACTTTAGAAAGAGCTGAACAAATTTGTGAAAGATTAAAAGCTAAAGGATTTGCTAGTACTAATATTGTATTTGGTGTAGGAAGTTACACTTATCAATATAACACTCGTGATACTTTTGGATTTGCTATGAAAGCTACTTATGGTGAGATTACTCACAAAAATTCTAAAGGAGATATTGCTGATGGAAGTAAAGATTATATAGTAGAAGCTAGAGAAATCTTCAAAGATCCTATTACTGATGATGGTACTAAGAAGTCTAAGAAAGGTTTATTATGTATTATTGGTAATGAAACTGGTATGACTAAAGATATTTTTGTAGTAGATCAATGTACTTGGAAACAAGAGCAATCTGGTTTATTAACAACAATATTTAAAGATAGTAAATTAATTAAATTAACCACTTTAAATGAAGTTAGAGAAAAATTAAAATAATGGCAAATTATTGTAAACATTGTAATGAAGAAGTTCCTAGAAATACCAATCATAGATGTGGTAGTACAGGTAGGACATATAGTTCATCAGATAATAGTTTTTTAATTAGTGCTGCAATCGGTGCTGTTACTGGAAGTGCTTTATTAGGAGGATTTTTAGGAGGAGATATGCTTGGAGGAGTAGTTGGAGACATATTTGAAGGTGGAGGATTATTTGACTAATGGGATACGTATTAAAACCTTGTCCTGTATGTAAAAAATATCCTAAAATTGGACAATTAAAAAATTGTAATTGTATAGTTAAAACTGGTTGTGCTCCGCCTCCACCAGGAGCAGTTAAAAAATAAATATGAATTTATGGAAATGGCAAGCTGGTAGGAACAAAAAATGTTCTTACCAGAAATTTCCTTTATGGAACTTTAGATTATGGAAATTTGGATTTGATGGTTATATTATAAAATATGAACCAAATACAATACTTCCAAAACATAAAGATCCTGTAAAAGGAGGAAAACATTGGAGATTAAATATTAAATTAAAAGGAGTAGCAACTTTTATTGCTAACGAGTGTTTTTATATTAATAGAACTTTTATTATATTTAGACCAGATATTGTTGAACATAGTTTAATTGTATATCGTAAAAGATGTATTAAGCTTTCATTAGGTTTTGTAAAATTTAAATAATGATATTAAGAAGATATAAAATAAAAGAAGAATTTTCTGAATTTACAACTCATACACAACATCCTTTAAAAGAATATATTTCATATCACGATTATCTTGAAATGAATAATATTCAAAGATTTTTTTATGAAGCTGTAGGTACACCTTGTCAAAATCATAATTTTGAACAAGAAGAAGAAATTTACGAATCTAAAGTTAATGTAGTTGAAGTAAATGAGTAAACAAACAAAATTTAATAATTTAAAAAAATTATTTTTTAAATTATATGAATCTACAAATGAAAAAAATTCAATTGTTAATGATAAATTTATAAATATAGATGTTGATATGAAAGATTATATAGATATTCTAAGTTTAGAAATTGAGAATACAGAAAAACAAATTAAACAATTGATATAAATATATTAATTTTTAAATAAAGCATATTTAACAATAATTATTTTGAAAAATCTTGAAAAAGCAGAATTAGACGAAATTGAACTGTATCTAAGAATATTAGAAAAACAACCAGAAAAAATAAAATTTAAAACATGTTTTGAAATTGCAAAGATTATACAAAATGAATTTGGTGTAAAATGTAATGAAAAACAAATATTTTTATTATATGAACCAACAATTGATACAATTATAGAAGATAATGAATTTTATTACAAAGAAGTATTAGGATTATGAATAATGGAAAAAAGTGTAAAATATGTAATGGTAAAGGTATAAAAAATAATCATGATATTTGCACAATTTGTGAAGGTAGTGGAATACAATTATATTCAATTAAAGAAGAAGAATTTAATGATGCTAGTGAACTTGCAGGAACAAAAATTTTTGCAGATCAATCAAATTTTTTTGATTTAGAAGAAGAATAAATATTTTTAACATAGCCTTATTAATTAAAGCTGATGGAGGTTTCTATAAATTAGAAAAATGTTAAAAATAAAAAATGATAGTTGAAATAAATACAGAAAAACTTAGAAAATATGGATTAGATTTTAATCAGTTTATGTTTTGTCAATTTATTTATCAACAAGCACAACCTGATTTAAGTAAATATAGAAGTGTATTTGGAGAATTTGCAGATAGAGATTCACTAGATATGATAAGATCTTTAGGTTACTTAGATCTAAAAAAAGAAGAAGATGACTATAGGTTTAGCAATATGTTTGTTACAGATTTATTTGTAGAAGATTTTATTGAGAAACCTGTAGCATCTAAGTTGATTAGTAATAAACTTTCAGACTGGTTTGATGAATGGTTTGATTTATTTCCACAAGGAGTAAAATCTGGAGGATATTTAATTAAATCTGATAAAGCAGGATGTCTAAAAAAAATGGAAAAGTTTGTAAAAACATATCCTGAATTTAATAAAGACATAATTATAAGAGCAACAAAAGATTATATTAATTACATGAGAATGAAACAATTTCAATACATGCAATTAGCTCATTATTTTATAATGAAAAATGATGTTTCAACTTTAGCATCATGTTGTGAAGATGTAGTGAATAAATTAGATACTCGTGAAATTGAAAATTTAGATGTAGATTATAGTGTTGATAAGTTTACTAAAAAACTTAACTAATAAATAGGTGTGAGAAGGATGATTGAAGAAGATGATAAAACAAGTCTATTTAGTAGAATAAAAACAAAAATAAAACAAAACAAACAAATTAGATTACAAGGAGGATATAATTCTATACCTTGGAAAAATTTACCTGGATTATCTTCTGTAATTCCAGGAATACAAAAAAGCAGATATTATTTAGTCACAGCTAACTCAAAAGTTGGTAAGACTCAATTGGCTGATTATTTATTTGTATATGAACCATACGAATTTATAACTAAAAATAAACCTAAAAATATTAAATTAAAAATATTTTATTTTAGTTTAGAAATGTCTAAAGAAAGAAAATTGTTATCAATACTTTCTTATAAGATATTTAAAGATAAAGGTATTATAGTTAGTCCAGAAGATTTATATTCAACATTTGAAAAAAAGATTTTAAATGATGATATAGAAAAACTGTTAGATGAATATGATGATTACTTTAAAGAATTAGAAAAAACTGTTACAATAATTGACAATATACGTAATCCTTATGGAATATATAAGTATATGAGAGCTTATGCGGAGATGCATGGCCACTATACTAAAAAGAATGTAAATTTTGTTAATGATGATGGTAAATCTGAAACTAAAGAAGTAAATGATACATATATACCAAATGATCCTGATGAATATGTTTTAGTAATAACAGACCATATAAGTTTATTATTACCAGAAAAAGGTCAACAATTACATGAAGCTATGAGTAAATTTAGTTCAGATTATTGTTTACACATGAGGGATAAATGGTTTTATACTATTGTGAATATACAACAACAAGCAGCAGCTCAAGAAAAACAACAATATACAAATACAGGAGAAAGTATCTTAGAGAAACTAAAACCATCAGCAGACGGATTAGGAGATAATAAACTTGTAGGTAGAGATGTTGATGTTATGATTGGGTTATTTGCACCTTCGAGATATAAAATAAGATCTCATGAAGGATATAATATAGAAAAACTGGGTGATCACTATAGAGAATTATTAGTGCTAGTAAATAGAAACGGATCAGGGTTTTGTTCAGACCACCTACTATTTCATGGAGCTGTTAATTACTTTAAAGAATTACCTGCACGTATGACAGAAGAAAACTACGTACAAATACAAAAACAATTTAATTTATAAAGAGGAGGGAATGTGGCAGAGAATGCAGATAAAGTAACTAGAGATTACTATAAAATATTATTAGTATCTCAATCTGGAAAAGGTAAAACTTTTTCAGCTAGAAATTTAGATAGAAAAACAACAGGATTTATTAATGTAGAAAACAAACCTTTACCTTTTAAAGGAAGTTTTGAAAATCATATAAGATGTAATTCTTATACAGAAGCTTATTCAGCTTTGATAGAATATGCTAAAAACCCAAACATTAAACAAATATTTTTTGATAGTTTTTCAGCTTATGTTGATTTACTATTATTAGAATGTAGAAAAACTAAAAAAGGATTTGATGTATGGAATTTATATGCTGAAGAAATTGGTAAACTTTTAAATTTGATTAAAAGAATTCCAAAAGAAGTATATGTTACAGCTCATTATGAAGTATTAAGTCCTGAAGGAACTCAAGAAAGAAGAGTTAAAGTAAAAGGAAAAGAATGGGAAGGTGTAATTGAAAAAGAATTTACAATTGTACTATATGCTGATAGAAAAATTAATGAAAAGAAAGAAGTAGAAGCTTGGTTTGATACTGTATTAGAAGGATCATCAGCTAAATGTCCGCCTGATCTATTAAATAGTCATCGTACAGATAATGATTGTGATATGATTCAAAAAGCAATTCTTGAATATGTAAAATAATGAAAAATAAAATCATTTGATAATTTTATAGATGATTTTAAAAATTTTCCTTTACATTTTGTAGAAGAAAAAGAAGGAGAATTAAAATCATTTATTGGTAAAGAAGAAGCTATAGAAATAGCTAAAAAATATGCAGTTCAATTTATTGATTTAGCTGCTAGTGAAGTAGGTGGTTCATATAATGGAGATTATTTTGAACCAATAATTTTAAACATAAAAAAACAAATAAAATAGAGAAAGAGATGAATTTAAATTTTGATGAAGTAGAGAGTGCAAATGGTGAAGTAAGAGAATCAACCTTTAAAAGTGTGAAACCAGGTTTAAATACCTTAATGATCAGTGCAGTAGAGCCAACAGTGGCAGGAACAGGAAGTGCAGGAGTAGTAGTTACTTTTGAATCTAAAGAAGCAGAAGCTTCTTTTAATCATAGATTTTGGTTAACAGAAAAAACACTACCTAAATTACAATATCTTGTAGAAAAATTTACAGGAACAAAAATGACAGGAAGTTTTCCTGGAGAAGGAATGGAATTAGCTCAAAGTGTAGCAACAGCCTTATCTGGTAAACTAATTGGAAAGTCTAAAACAGTAGTTGTAGACGGTGAAAAAAGAACAAATGTAAAAAATGATAAAGTATATGTGAATGTATATCCAACTTTAAGATTTGCTGGATATGTTGATCCTGAAGGATTAGCAGCAGAGCCAATTATTAAGGATCTTACAGATTCACAACCAACATCTAAAGCAGTAAATGTGTCTGTTGAAGATGATGGATTACCATTTTAAAAAATAGATAATAACAGTAGAGGAGAAATCCTCTACTTTTTAATATAAATAATATGAATATAAATGAGATTAAAAAAGCTCTTTATAAGGAAAAACCAATTGCTACTTTACAAGATGACACAATGTTTAATTTTAAAGTAAGAAAATATAAAACTTACTTAGCTGAAACATCATTGGGGTTAGTTGGCTTTAAAGTTCCTTTAAAAGAAATGGGAGAAAAAGAATTTCCGGATGAAATTGAAGCTCAGTTATTAATCAGATGGATAGTATAAAATAAGGAGATTATGTGATAGATTTTGATAAGAAACCATTAAGAATTAATGATATACTAAATAAAGTAAATGAAAAAGATATATATGAATTTTATCTAAAAGAAAGTGTTAATATAGATAAACCTATAAGATGTTGTTTTCATGATGATAAAACACCAAGTTTAAGATTCTATAAAAATAAATATGGAGAACTTAATCATAAATGTTTTGGATGTGGTAAACAAGGAAGTGTTTTTAATTTTGTAAAAGATTTATATAATTTAAATCTTCCTAAAGCTATAGATTTAATAAGTAATGATTTTAAAATAGATAATAACAATATACAAGCTATTAGAAGTAAAATTAATATAGTAGAAAGAGAGATATTAAAAACTCAAATTATACCTACATATCAAAGTTTTACTAAAATAGATTATAAATATTGGAATGAATTTTATATACCTTTAGATTTATTATATAATTATGGTGGAAGATCTTGTAAATATATTGACATAATAACAAAACGTGGAGAACACATAAGATGGGGAGAATATTATAATATTAATCCAATTTATTCTTATGAATTAGATGGACATTATAAAATATATAGACCATTAAATTATAGTAAAAGTGGTAAATGGGTAAGTAATACAGATAGCTTTGATATACAAGGATTAAAACAACTTCCTAGTAAGGGAGAATTACTTATTATTACTAAATCTATGAAAGATGTTTTAGTATTAAAAGTATTAGGTTATAATGCAATAGCTCCAGGTGGAGAAGGAATGAGAATTCCTGATAAAATAATATATTACTTATATTCTTGTTTTGATAATATAATTGTATTTTATGATAATGATAAAGAAGGTTTAAAATATGGTAATAAATTAGCTACAGAGCTAAATACATCAAATATAATAATTCCTTTAGAATATAATCAAAAAGATATATCAGATTTTACAAAATTTTATACACTAGAAGAATCTAAGAAATTAATGAATAAATTAATATAATGGATGGGTGAAGAGAGAGATTGGAGTAAGTTAGAAAAAATAAATAATAATCCTGAAAAATGGTTAGAAGTTTATAAGCATTATCAAGAACTATTAAATAATCAAGATGTTACTGATTGGTGGCAAGAACAATTTAATATAGTTAATGTTGAAAGAAATAATTTAAAGAGAAATAAATTACTATCAATTAAGATAGATAATTTTAGTGAATATATTAAAAAGGCTAATAAAGCCAGAGAAATACCATATATTAAAGGTAAATGTAGATTACCTAAAATGTATGATAATGAGAATTATAAATGGTTATCTACTAGTTATTATGGTAAAAAATGTGAAATACTTCAAAGAGTTTCAGATGGTATTATAATGATTTCTAATAAGAAGTCAGCTAATAAACCAAGATTTGTAAAAGTAAATGGTCAAGATATTTATAATCAAAAAAATAATAGTTTTAGTAGAAATTTTCTAAGAAACTTTTTACATGATTATTTTAAAATTCATTTGGACAAAGTAGAACCATTTAAATTAGATGATTATCCATTAACTGTAGAATTTTTATTTTACATGCATGATGAAGGTAAACATAATATTGATAATGATAATAAATGGGTATGGGCTAAAGGATTTAGAGATACTTTGACAGAATTAAAACTAATACCTGATGATAATTGTTATGTAATATCAAGAGATGAATCAGAAACTATTCTTATTCCCCAAGAAGAAGAACAAAAATTAATAATTAATATATATGGGAAAAGAAACTAATTTAAATGATGTAGCTAAATGTAATTTAAAACAAGATTTTAAAGATTATGTTTCTGATGCTGTAGCTTCTGAAATAATGAATACAGAATATCATGAAATAGATTATGATCTTATATACAATATTGTATATAAAAATTTAGAAATATATGAAAAATAGTCTATTAATTATAGACGGTGATTTTATATTGTACTATGCAACAACAGGTAATAAAGTATTAGATAATAATGGTGAACCATTAAGAGAAAATAATAAATTTGTTTATACGGATAAAACCGAAGAAGAAGTATATAGAGGAGTTGATGATATTATATATAATATTTGTAGAACAACTAAAATATATAAGTATATAGGTTTTATTGGAGGAAAAAAATGTTTTAGATATGATATATACCCGGAATATAAAGCCAATAGAAAAAATCTTATTAAACCCAGATTTTGGCAAGAATGTAAAAATTATCTTATTGAAAGATGGAACTTTGAGGTATGTGACTTCATTGAGGCAGACGATGCGGTAAATATTACAAGAAATAAATTAAAAGATACTTATGACTCTATTATAGTAACTACAGATAAAGATTTAATTAAATGCATTGAAGGTAGTTATTTAAATTCAAGAGATATGTCTTTAATTTATACAGATAAAGAGACAGCAGATTATAATTTCTGGAACTCTATGATAATTGGAGATAGTATAGATAATATAAAGGGTCATGGTAGGCCCTTACCTATTTAATTCGGTGAAACCTAAGACTTGAAAGACAGTTATGGCAATACCGAGCGAAGCCTATTAATAGGAACGTGTAGAGACTATCCCTCGGAAGGGGAGTACAGAATAATCTAATTAATTATTTTGGAAAAAGTAGGAGATTTTCTTGATAATCTCATATATTTTTAGTAAATTTGTATAAACAAAATTATTAGAAATGTATAAAATTTATAACTTAAAAGATCCTAATACAGGAATTATAATGTATATAGGAAGTACAAAAAACTGTTTACAAGCAAGATTAGTAGGACATTTACATGAAGCCTATCATAGAGATAGATATAATAAAAATAAATCTAATTGGATAAAAGATTTATTATATCATAATGAATTACCATTAATTTCTTTAATAGAAGAAACAGAAGATATATCCAAAGAAAAATATTATATTGAGAAATTTAAACCAAAATATAATATTATTTTTAATGATAAATCTGCTAAAGAAATTAACGGTAGAGAAATTCATAGATATGATTTAGATGGTTTGTATATGGATACATATCCAAATATGTTAACAGCCTCTAATAAGTTAGATATTGACTTATCTAATATTTGTACAGCAGCTTCTGGAAAGAGAAGACAAGCTGGAGGATATATGTGGAATTATCACAAATATGATAATATAAATAAATATAGAAAAAATACTTTTATGAAAGAAGTTCATATGTATAGTAAAGAGGGATATTTTATAAAAAGTTATCCCTCTGCAAGACATATAAAAGATTTTAAATATAAAGGTATATCTAAATGTTGTACAGGAAAAGCAAAAAGTTATAAAAATTATAAATTCTCATTTGAGAAAAAAGAGAAAATCTAAGATATAGTCCGATCCTCAGATAAATCTGAGATACTGAATAAGTTAATTACTTATAATAAAAAATCAGTTAAATAAAAGTTACCTAAATGTGGTAAAGTATATGCGGAAAAATTATTAAATGATTCTAAAGATTATAGACAATCAGTATATGATGCTTATTATATAAAAGAATGTGTTGATTTTGATTTAAATTATAGTCTTTTAAAAATATTAGATGATTATGAAGGATTTATAGTACCAGAAATAAGAATTTGTGATAGAAGGAAAGGAGATTATGCAGTAGAGTGGAAGGATTAGAGCAAATACAAAAAATAGATAAAACTAAATGGAATAAATCACTTTATTTTATAATGCCTATGATAGGTATTAGTAGTAATTATCGTAATTTAATAAACTGTTATTTAGGAGATTCTACTTATCCTAAATATAATTATAGTAAAATATTAGTAGAATTAAAGTTTAAAGATAATAATATTTTAAAAAATATATATTTAGAAGATAGTTATGAAACAAAACAAAATACCTGTATTTATGTTTTTAAAGTACCTGAAGAATTTGAAAAAGATTATTATTTATTTTTACAAGGTAAATATTCACAATTCTCTGATAAATATAAAAGTAAAATATTAAATCAAGTTCAAATAAAACCAATTCAAAATAGTTATGTGTATAAGATATTATACAAAACAGCAGACTTAAAAGCAGAATTGGAAGAAAGAATTGGACAAGAATTACCAACTGATGCAGAAATATGTTCAATAGCAGATTGGAATAAAGAAATAAGGGAGGAGATGTGAAGAAGAGATTGAAGATGAATAATGAATTTATGGATAAAATTATTGATAGAAGAGTTAAATATACTATTAATACATTATCTAAAAAAGCATTAGAATATGTTAGAAATAACGATAGAATGCACAACTTTAATGTTGGTGCTGAATTAGAAAATAAAACTAGAGAAGATATACTTCATAGCTTTTTTCTAAAACATTATATAAGCTATTTAGATATGTTAACAGACATTAGAGAAGGTAAACTTCCTACAGCTGTTTATGTAGATGAAAAGATTGGAGATATGATTAATTATCTTATACTTCAAGAGGCTTCAATAAAACAGAAAATAACAATAGAAGGAGGGAATAGTGAGTAAGGAAGATATAAAAAAAGAGTTTATAAAAACTCAATTATTAAATAATAAAGGATATTTGTCTAGTACAGGTGTTCTTAAAAAAGGATATGCTTATTTAGCAGCTAAATTTGATTGTACTCAATCATTAATCAAAGAAATAGTTAGTGAACTTAGAAAAGATTTTAAATATGAAGCTGTTACAGCCGAAGATATTAAAACTGTTAATATTATAAGTAAACAACATATTAATAGATTAATAATTGGTGATTTACATGCACCTTGGATTCTTGATGGATATTTAGAGTGGTGTAAAGAAATGGAAAAAGAATATAAATGTAACAAAGTTATGTTTATAGGTGATATAATTGATTCTGGTGCATGGAGTTTTCATGAACATGATGTTGATGGACTAAGTGTAGGAGATGAATTATCAGCTTCTATTAAACAATTACAATTAGCATATAAATTATTTCCTAAAGCAGATATTACATTAGGAAATCATGATTTATTAGTTGCAAGAAAAGCAAGAGCAGCAGGATTATCTCAAAGATTTATTAAAGATTTTGGAGAAATTATAGAAGCTCCTAAAGAATGGAACTTTAGACATGAATTTATATATGATAATGTAAGACATATTCATGGAAGTATTGGTAATGCATTTATTAGAGCAAAAGAATCTAGAATGTCAACAGTACAAGGTCACTTACATAGTCAAGCATTTTTACAATATTCTGTATCAGAAAAAGATGTAATTTATGGATTACAACTAGGTTGTGGTATAGATAGAGAAGCATTTGCTTTTGATTATGCTAAACCTATGCCTAAGAAACCAATTATATCAGCTGGTATAACACTTGATAATGGTAAAATACCTATGTTAAGATTAATGAATTTGTAATGGGAAAAGCTTTAGACAATAGAAATAAAAAACATGATTATGAAATTATGTTTTTACATAGTCCAGAATATTTTGTAGTTACAAATTGTAAAATGATATTTGAAAATCAAATGCTAAGATTTATTTGTTATAATGAAGATAATTCCTATAAAGAAGATATTTGGTTTCCTTATATTTCAATATATAGAGTAAAAAAATATGCAGAAGTATAGATTTTTTTATCATTACAGAAGATGTGATAAAAAAATGAGTGTACATTTTAAGAAACAATGTATACCATGTGAAGATGTCGTTTGTGAAGTACCTTGTGAAACTAAAAGAAATAAAATACAACCTTATTTAGTTTTGCAAGGATTTGCAAATAGTGTAGAAGTAATAAATAATAAAGTAATAATTAAATAGTGAGAAAGATAGAAGATATTAATTATACCATAAGTGATTTAGTTGACTTATGTTATGGATTATCAAGTGATGCTGGATGGCATAATAAACCTAGAGAAACAGGTACAATGTTGATGCTTATAGTTTCTGAAATAGCTGAAGCTATGGAAGGAGATAGAAAGAATTTAATGGACGATCATTTACCTCATAGGTCAATGATGGAAGTTGAACTAGCAGACGCAGTAATAAGAATATGTGATTTAGCTGGTAAAGAAAAATTAGATTTGGGTGGAGCTATTATAGAAAAACTTAAATATAACCAACAACGAGCAGATCATAAATTAGAAAATAGAGAATTAGAAAACGGTAAAAAATATTAATAGAAAGATAAGATGAAGATGGAAAATACAAAAAAAGTAAGACAAAGTAATACAGGTAAAAAAGGAATCACTTTTAGAGCCAATAGGAATAGATTTGAGACACAATTTACTTTTATGGGTAATAAGCAACATATAGGTTCTTTTAAGAGCTTAGAAGAAGCTGTAAAGGCTAGAAATAACTTTATTAATAGTTTGAAGTAATGAGTAAAAATAATTTTTTGGATAGACTTAAAATAGAGTTTAAAGAATTAAATACTAAATTATTTAATTTACAAGAATTTATATTAAAAAATGATGAATTTCATAATATATCAAAAACTCAACAAGAATTATTAATAAAACAAGAAATATATATGAGTAAATATTCTGATTGTTTGTATCTAAGAATTATAGATTTAGAAGATAATTAATGAACAGGAAAGAAATATTTTTAGACTTAGAAACCAATCAGAGTTTAGATCCTTATACAGGAATAATAACTCAAATTGGTATCATCTATAGAGTTGGAGGTAAAGTAAAAGAAGAATTATTTATTAATAATAATATATACAATAATTTAATATCTAGTTTAGATAAAATTATTGATAGATATAATAAAGAAGATAAAGCTTATCTTATTGCATATAATTCTAGATTTGATGAAGATTTTATAAGACAATTATTCCTAAAGAATGATAATAAATTTTATGGTTCTTATTTTTATAATCCTTCAATAGATGTTATGCAAATAGCTGCATTTAAATTAATGAGAAAAAACATTAGACCTGAGAATTTTAAATTAGGTACTATATGTAAACATTTTAATATTAATACAAATGAAGATAAATTACATAATGCTTTATATGATATACAAAAAACAAAAGAATTATATAATAAATTAATTAAATATTAATAAAATGCTGAAAAATGGTTTATAGTAAGCACAATTTAAGGAAGATAACCAGAAACCATGATGCTTTAAAAAGCAGACAGACCACGAGGTAATTCTCCAGGAGTACTGTAACTTCCTTTTACAAAGCGACAAAATGAATTTAAATGAAAAATATGAATATATAACAGCAAATACTTCAGAAGAATATACTATATTAAAAACTGCTGAAGAATTATTTGAATTAGGAGAAGTATTAATTAAACAATTAACTAAACCAAAAGGTTCAAAAAGTCCTGAAAGAATAGCTAAAATAATAGAAGAATCTGGAGATGTTTTAGCAAATGTTAAAGGATTAGCAATTAAATTAGGAATATGGTCTGAAGTATCAGAAAGAATGATATATAAAATAGATCAATGTGTAGAAAGAGTAGATAGACAATTAAAAGATGATAAAAGATAATTTCAATAGAAAAATTTTAAATGAAGGTAGAGATTATGGATTTGGATTTAGTTTTTTAAATAAAAACAATATTATAATAACAGGAGATAGTATACAAGATATTAGTTATGAAACACTAATGCCTTTTACAGCATGTAAAGACTATTTAAATGATTTTGTATATATTGAAACTACCAAAAAACCATTATCTAAAATATATGGTTTTGAACATAAATATACAGGAGTATTTGAAGGTAAAGAATATTTTTATCTTGGTATTAAAGCTTTAAATTATAATCATGGTAACTTTGATTGGCCTGGTAAATCTGATTTACAAAATAATATAAATAATAATTCTAAAAATCTAATATTATTTCTTAATAAATTAGAAGAATTTTTTAAATTAGATACAATTACAGAATTTGAAAATTTAATAGAAGATACTTTAATATTAAAAGTTCCTATATTTTGGTCTAGTTTTAATTTTTTAATCAGTTTATATACTTTATACATAAGATGTTTTATAAATATTTCTGAAGAAGAATTAAAAAAAGATTTAAAAGAATTAATTGAAAGACAACCATATTTAAAAGAAGATTTAATGTTATTAAAATCATCTTGTAGATGGATGGAATTTGATAAGTTATTAGAATATAAATATCCTGATAATGTGGATGCACATAATATTCATAATTCAGGAATTAGTGCCAGAATAAATACTTTTATTATGGAAGAAAACAAACAAAAATTAGCAAAAGCTATATGAGTATGGAATCGTGGGATATATTTGATATTGAAATTGCTAATACATTAGGAGTTACAGTAGAAGAATATATAAAAACAGTTGAATCTTTTGAAACTGAAAAAATAGGTGACTTAGTAGTTGCTGTTTTAGATGGTAAAATAGATAAAGCTAAACAAATATTTAATACAAAATGAATGTACGTTTTATAGGTTGTTTACATTTAGGACATTTAAACTTAGCTACATATAGAGGATTTCAAAATGAATGGGATCACGATGATTATTTAATTGATAGTTGGAATTCTGTTGTTACAAATAAAAAAGATATTACCTATATATTAGGAGATATTACTATGGAAAAAACAGAAAGTTACTATAAACTAGACTTATTAAATGGTATAAAACATGTAGTACTTGGTAATCATGATAAAAAACAACATGTAAAAGAATTATTAAACTATGTTGATAGTGTAGCAGGCATGATAGATCATAAAGGATATGCTTTAACACATTGTCCTATACATCCATCAGAATTATCTTTTTATAGAGGTAATATACATGCTCATATTCATCATAAAAACAAGTTATATGATTGTTATGTACCAGATAGGTATGGAGATGAAAGTAAAATTCCATATTCAACAAATCATAAATACTTTAATGTAGATACAAAAGTTTTAGATTTTAAACCTAGAACAATTGAAGAATTAATAATAATGAAAGATAAAAATCTTTTATAAATAAGGAGAAAAAATAATGAAATTTCTGAAAATATTATTTGTGTTATTAGCAGTATCAATTACTGCTAATGCTCAAATAAGTACTAAAGAAGTCTATGATTTATTACATAAATACGAAATAAGAAATAAGGACGTAGTAATGAGAATAGCAATACATGAAACCAATTGGTTTAAATCCAGAAGAGCAATTGAAGATAAAAATATCTTTGGTTTTATGACTGGTAAAAATGTATTTGAGTCTTATGATGAAGCTGTAATAGCTTATAAGAAAAGAGTTGGTAATAGACGTAAATCTGGTGAAGATTATTATGTATTTCTAAAAAGAATAGGATATGCAGAAGATCCTAATTATATAAAAAAATTAAAAAGAATTAATTATGAGCAAAAGTTATAAATTAATAAAAGAATATCCAGGTTCTCCTAAATTAGGAACTACATTACCAGAGAATGCTACAATAAATGGTAATATTTTTTATGATAAAGAAAGTAATCCTAATAGGTTATATGTAGATAAATTTCCTAAATTTTGGAAAAAAATATTAGAAAAAGATTATGAAATATTATCTTTTATAGTAAATCAATCAAAGGGTGTTTTAATTGTAGGTGATATAGTTACTAAAGTAGGTGACGGCTTTAAAGGAACTTCATCACATAACAGAGGTATTATTGCTGGTGATTCAGAAAATGAGTTTTTATCAAAAGATCATTGGTCTATTCATTCAGTAAAAAGACTATCTGATGGAGAAGTATTTACTATTGGTGATAATTGTGAATTTGGTATTTTAACAAGAATATTTCTAATTAAATATATTAATGGTAAAGATATTATAATGACATCTACTAAAAATTCTAATTATTCGTGTAATATTCTATATTTAAAAAAGTTAAAACAACCATTATTCACTACTGAAGACGGAGTAGAAATATTTGAAGGTGACAATATTTATACGGTTCATTTAGACGATTGGACAATTGAATATTTTGAAAAATTAAATAAACTTGATTTTACAGCATCTAATGATAAAGATTTTTCAACTAAAGAAAAAGCTGAAGAATATATCATAATGAATAAACCTTGTTTATCTATTAATGATATTAAGAAAACAATGGATGTCGGTAATTTAGATACTGGTGATCTCAAAAGTTTAGTAAAACAAAAGGTAGGACTTTAATCCTACCTTTTAACCAATTTATTTTTTTAACTTGAGCGGTTATTTCTTTTTCATAACTTCACTAGCATAAACTATATTCTTATCTATTTGATTTATAATAGGGAAATTATCAACAATTTCTTTATATAATCTAGATTTACCTTTTCTAGGACCTGTTTTGTATACAGGATCACCAGTAATAGTAGCAAAAGATGCTTCAAATATATCAATTATATCTCCTAATGTACTCATTAAAGGTATAGGATCTTTTATAATAGTATCAAATGATGAAGGTAACATAAAGAATGTTAAATCATTCTGAGTTCTTGCTAAAGAGTTTATTAAATAAGTAGTATAATTCTTTTCATCATCATCAAAATCTTCTATAGCAGCTTTTAATCCTAATATAAGCATAGTAATAACAGCAATTAAAGCTAATTCTGCCATATTCTTTCTCATATTAATTTTATCAAGTTCTGTCATATTAGTAGAAGATGCTCCTAATAACCATAATATATTATCTTTCATAGCATTAAGATCAATTTTACCATCTTCATTTCTAATAAATGAATTATAACTTCTATATCTACCTTTCTTAGTTTTACCGCTAAGTATATTAGTAGTTTGTTCACCAAATCTAACATTAATAGCTTGAGGTAACCAAGTTCTAAATATCATAGCAGCTCTCCAATAGAAATTCTTTTTATTTTGAATTTCTCTTACATAGTTACCATGTACATCAATTATAGCATCTCTTACTTTTTGAGTATAATTGTACATAAATTTAGGATCTTCAAAGGGATTAGAATCTTCACCAGTCCAATTACCATTTTCATCAAACTTATTATAATAATTATCATGTATAAGAACAGATAATAATGTTTGACCTTGAATAAAATATTCACCTCTTTGTTGTAATTCAAACCAACTGAAATTATCTAAACTATTAACAGTAGATTTAATATCTCTAGATGTACCAAATTTCAAATCATTAGCTTTAGCAAAAGCATCAAATTTCCTCATTAATTTGGATATTTTTCTAGCTTCAGATGTAGAACCTGCTAATGAATTTAACATTAATCCAAAAGCTTTAAACTGGTCTTTAACATTAAAGTATTCACCACCAGAACCATATATAAAGTTTGAAGTCAAACCCTGCATAATATTACCAATAGCAGAAAATGGATTAAATGCCATACCTTTAATTCTAACATAATTAATTAAAGCATCTGTTGCTTTAGAAGCAGCAAGATTTTTACCTTTAATTTTTACACTAGATACTCCTTCTAATTCAGTAGTCTTATTATATAAATAAGATTGAATTAAAAAGTTAGACTGATCTAACATCTTTTGAGGAGCTTTATCAATTAATACTTCACCAGTTGAACCAGGTTTAGTTGCTAAAGATTTAGAATCTTTTATAATAGCATAGTATATATTTAATAAAGGTTCAATTTCTCTTTTAGCAGTTAATACATATTCTTGATATTGAGTTGCTTCAATTATTCTAGCTAAATCATAAGATTTTTCTTCTGGTTTTAATTTATTACTAAACATAAGTACTGGTATAGATAATCTAGGTTCTCCAGTATATTCATCTATTTCTGTATTAGAAGAATTATCTAAATCTACAGTAATAGAATCTAATAATCCTTGTGCTATATTAGATATACCACTTTTTACATTTCCTTCAAGAAAATAATCTAAAGTAGATTTACTAATTTCTGGAATATAATTTACTTGTTGTTTATGTTTTCTACCTGCTTTTCTTAAAATAGGTTCTATATAATTATAAAATTTAACAGCAGGATCTTCTTCACCTAAATCAGTTAATTTCTTATAATTAGGATCAATCCATTTATCAATAGGTCTAATTTTAAGATATTTTTCAGATCCTTTAGCTTTAGGTCTTTTACCAGCTTTCCAATCTTTTATATATTCAGTAGGAGAATGTAGCATTAACCATAATACATAATCATTATCTGATAATGTTTCTTTAGCTATTTCTCTATCAGCATTATAATCTTCTAAACCTGTTTCAGTAAATTCTACAACTGTATTTTGATTATAAAACTTAAAATTCTTTTTAGATCTTCTGTAATACTCTTGTGAATATTTATTCAATAAGAATCCTGTAGGCTTACCATTAGCATCCTTTTGTAATAATATATCATAATTCTTATACTTAGATAAGAATTCTTTTAACAATGGTGTAAATTCTTCTACAAACAAATCATGTTTTTGATTAGCTTCAAATTTAGCTTCTTCAATTAAATAACCAATTGATTGAATTATAGAAGAAGATGATGCAGCATAATCTAAAAATCCAGATTCTCCTGTACCAACATCTTTTAATCCAGCTTCAATTTGTTTTTGTAGCTTTAAAGGTACTGCTAAATCAAGTTTATTGTCAATAACTTGTTGAAGTAAATTAATTTCTTTTACTCTAAGAGATTTAAACAATTTAACAGCTTCTGCTGATACGTTATTTAATCTTATTTCTAAATCTTCAAATTCTTCATCAAATTCTATTTGTTGATTTAAATCATAAAGCACATTTAAATAACTTCTATATTCATATAAATTATCAGGAGTTATTTCATCATCATTTAATGATTTTTTAATCTCTTTAATTTTATTTTCAGTAGATTCTATAATAGCAACAATAGATTGTTTCTCTGTTAATTCAGCAATCTTTTTCTTAAAGTTTTCTATCTTAACTACTAAATCAGCTGGTGCATTATCACCTAATTGTTTCTTTTTATTTTCAAGTCTTTTTAAGTTATCTTTATATCTACTAAGCACTCTATCAATAAATCTTTTTTCTTGAGTATCTATAGTATCTGTTATATCATCAAATAAACTAACTGGATCAACTCTTTTAATTCTTAATTGGTCATTAAAAAACTCAATTCTTATTCTATCATATTTAGAATTTTTATTAGCTGTTAAATAACCTTCTTGAGCTTCTTTAGAGAATGTTCTACCAACATCATAACCATATCCATTATTAACTTTAGGTACTCTGTAAGCTCTTAAAAATTCATTTCTTTGTTCTATAAACTTACGTCTATTATATTCATTATCTTCTGATATATCATCTGATATATTATCTTCATTATTTAATGTTTCAACAGTTTCGATTAAATTAATAGTATTACTATATAAAGCATCTAAATCAGTAGCATTAATACCTAATAAATCAGATATAAATTTAACTAATTTAGTCCATAAATTATTAGATTTAAGAGTATTACTAAAATTAGGATTGGTTAATCCAGCAGCAACAAACTCATCTAAATTAACTAATGGATATAATTCAGATTTATTATCTACTAAAAATTGCATTTCATCTTTAGTAATATTACTATATAATCTTCTATTATTAATATCAATATATTTATTTAATTTTTCTTGATCTGGATATTGTTTCTTATATTCCTCATATAATCTATTAATATTATTAGCAGCAATTACTTGCTCTCTAGTCATAATACCTTTTTTAACAATTTGATCAGGAGAATTATCTTGTCTAAGTTTAATATAGTTATCTAATATAGTAACTGTACCAGCATGTAGTAATTCGTGTAAAAATACTTCTTCAAATTTAGAATCTTCTTTACCAGTATATCTTAATATATTTTCAAAATTAATTGATATAGTATTGTTAGATGAATCATACCAACCATTACTAGGTCTATCTAAAGAACTATCAACTTTAACATTAACCAATCCTTTAGATAATAGATCAATAGCAATATTTCTGAAATATTCATTATTTGTATTATTAATTATACTTTTTAATATTGCTTCTGTACCATTATCAAAATTGTATTTATCTTCTATTAAATTAGTATTAGTAATTTGTTTTTTAGTAGGTATGTTAATAGTTTGTTTTTGTTCTACTGATGAACTAGTATTATTACTATTAAAGTTATATTTTTTAATAGGTGTTTTAGTATTAACCAATACAGGTATTTTTTGATATTTTAATCCTCCTATATTTTTATATAAATTAAATTCAAATTTATTTTCATCATAACTTACAATATATCCAGCCAAGTCTTCATCTCTAGTGACCAATCCTGCAATATCTTTAAATTCGATAAAATCAGGATATTTTTCTAAATCAAATGATTTAGCTTTACTAGGATTATTTTGAAAATATTGATCTATAAATCCTTCTAATACTTGTGGATTACCTAATCTATCTTCAATACTTCTAAGTTTTTTACTAAAATCATATTTTTCTAATACATCATAAGATATATATTTACCTATTGATGATGGACCATATTGTGCACCAGTTATAATAAAATATTTTACTAAATCTTCTGCTAAATTAGATTCTTCAGGATCATTAGACATAATCATATCATAAAAATACATCATAGAATTATTAACATCTACCGCATTATTGGATGCTGGTGTATTTAAAGCTGTTACTAAATCTGGTTCACCTTTTTCTTTACTAAATCTAGGTTTAATTCTTTGAGTAAGAATATTTTTTCTACCTTTAGCTGATTTAGAATAAGTGTTCCATCTTTTAGCTAAACTTTCTTTGCTGTATAATAATCTTTTTCTTTCTTCTTCAATATCAGGAATAATTTCTTCAGAAGATAATATGTAAGATTTAATATTCTTATATATATCAGCTAAGTTATTATCTGTTTCTGTAAGATCAACTGTTTTAAATATTTTATCAACAGCATATACATAAGCTTCTGTACCTTGTGACAATACATTAGCATATATATTTCTAGTTTGTTTTAATATTTGAGTAGATTTACTAATAACATTATTATTAAAAAATATATTTTTTACTCCTAATATAGGATAGTATAATGTTTTTGAAGCAGAAATTAATTTATCTATTTGAATTACTTTGTTTTCTAAAGTAGTAAAAGAAGAACCTAATCCTTTAGTATCAACATTAATAGCTGATTGTATAGTTTGTATATTATCTGCAATTTCTCTTAAATTATCAAAATCAATAATTACTTTTAGTTGAAATAATGTATTTATATTTGATACAAGATTTAATTCTTCTGGAGTTAAAGTTGTTAATGCGTTTACTTCTATATTGCTATTTAAAGATTCTAATAATTCTTTTGCTCCATAATTGAAACTATTTATCAAAGATAAAACTTTTGTTTCATCTATATCTTTAGGAGTATATTTAGAAATTAATTCTCGTATTGCTTTATTTTTAGCATTGGGATCATATTTACCATCAATAATATCACCAGCTTCTGATACTTTATTAACATATTCTATAATAGAAGGTTGAGATAAAAAATATCCTATAAATTGTTCATCTAATCCAAGCATAGCCATTGTACCAGCTACACCCATAGTATGATCATTAATATTAAGTTTACCTAATATTTGTTCTTTAGAATTATCTACAGCGGCTGATTGTAAATAAAGAATAACTGAAGATTTTTTATATTCTTCAATATTATTTACTTCATAAAAATTACTAAGTTCAACTACTTGATCTTTACTATTTTTAAATTTGAAAGGAGTTGTTAATCTTAGTTTAGCATCTTGTGCTACTCTATTAAATGTACTAAATAATGAAAATATACCTGTACCAGATTTACCATCATTATTAAGTTTGTGTATATTGTTTTGTTCTTTAGTTGTAAATATATGTAAAGACTTATTTCCTTTTTGTGTTTTAGATACTATATCTGCTGTTTTAGGTAATTTACCAAAACCATTAGGCTCTAATATTTGAGCTAACATCTTAGGATCAGAATATCTATCTTCAAAGAATTGTATAATAGCATTGTTTATTTCAGCTTCAGACATTTTAGAAATATCTGTAATATCAGGATTAACTTTAGTCAATACTCCTTTATTATAAGTATATTCATATCTGTAAAAAAATAGTTTATCTACGTCAAAATCACTACCCATTTGAGCAACAATTTCAGAAGGTACAATAGCTAAATCTCCTACCCATGCTGGTAAGAATCCTTTAACTTTAAAAGACATAATACTTCCATATCCCTGAGTAGGAATTCTAATACCAATTACAGTAAGTAATTCTTCTGGTAATTTATCAGTATCTAATGTACCATCTTCTTTAACAAAATTTCTAATGTTAAGAAGTCTACCTTTACTATCTTTAAACCAAGAAGGTACTAATACATCAGCTTGTACTAATTTACCATTTTCTTCTCTAATATATTTTAATTCTGTATCATCTGATAACCAAGTTATACCTGATTTAAGTATAGAGTTAGCTTCATCAAATCCTGCTATTTTACTAAATCCTGCACCAGAACCTTGTACTTTACTAAATCCGGGAAGTTCTTGTTTAATTACTCTATTAGTAACTAAAGCATTAAGTATGGATTCAAATCTATTAGAATTATTAGTAAATGACAAAGGAACTTTAAATCTTTTTATTCCATTATCATTAATTACTTGAATAGAATATATATCGTTTATAGAGTATTCTCTAGACTCTGCTTCATCTCTAAGTATTTTTTCAATTTTAGATAAATCAGTAATTTTATTTAAAGTAGAATCATAAGATATATCTTCCATAAATTGATCAAAAGCTCTATTCATTTTTTCTATATGTAAATCTTCATATAGTTGTTTTGCTTCATTAGCTTTTAATTCTTTACCATTGTGAGTAATAATATCGTTATCATCAAGATCATTAAATATATGCTTTCTTGCTTGAGATCCTTCTAATATAGTATTATCTTCAGCATGATAAGGTAATTCTTGTTGTATTCTAAATCCGGATCTACTTAATTGTATTTTTTGTTCTGGACTTATTTCTAAATTATTAAATTTAATAAATCCATCTTTAGATACATTTGATAGTTCTCCTTGTAATCCAAGTTTAACACCTGATTCATAAACAGCTCTATCTATTCCATTAGCTTCCATAGCTAATCTAAGTTTATCTATTTCTAAACCAACAGTTAATGCCGGAATTAATGGAAAAGAAGAAGTCTTAATATAATATAATTTATTAATATTATCTTCTATTTTATCTGTAACATATACTGGTTTAACAGGTTGTAATATAAGTTGTATATCACCTGTATCTATACCACCATTAATAAGTCTTTCACCAGCTTCTTTTTGTTCCTGAGTAAGTCTACCCATAGCATCCATTACTCTAAGATGTTCTGGAAGAGTTGTATATTCTTGAGCATCAGCAGGATTCATATTAGTATATGATTGAGCTACTTCACCTATTTTTTCATTATATTCATTTAAATGAGAAGTATCATATTTTAAATCTTTTAAAAATATAGTAGTAAAAGTATCACTTTCAAAGTTACCATCTAATCCAGGAGCTATATCTTTAGCCATCCTTTTAAAATAGTTAACCCAAGTTTTATCAATAGATTTAATTTCTTCAATAATACCTTTAGCTTTATCATCATAAACTGACTTACCATGTAATGCAGGATCACCTGATATTAATTGAGTTTGATTCATAAAAAATACAAAATAATTAATAGCATAGTCAGCCGCTAACTTTTCTAAGTTATCAGATACATCTTGTTTATAACCTTTTTTCTTAGAATAAGATTTATCAAATATAATTTTTTTATTTAAATTTAAACTATTCCAATAAGATATTTGTTGTTTAACTAAATCTTGTAAGAAACTCTCAAGTTCTGGTTTAACTAAATCTTCTAGTCTTTGAGAGTCTAATTCAAGTAATTGACCATCTTTAACTAATATTTTATTAAGAAAAGGAAATATAATAAATTTAGTACCTAATTTAGCTCCTGTATGATACTCCGCTATCTTTTGTACATTATTATCTTCTAATTGTTTAAAAGTTTCTTTAACACGATTATATTCACTAATAAATTGATTATAAATAGTATCTATAACTTCACTATTAAATCTGTTATCATTATATCTAACATCTATTTTCAAACTTTTAAATACAGGTATAGTAGTTTTATCTGAAGGTATTAATCCTACAAACAAACCTACATCAGAAGTTTCTTTAGTTGTACCTATACCTCTATTTTGAAACATAGCAATTCTAGAGAATTCTTTTTCTCTAGTTGACATTCTTTTAAAAGGTTTATTAGTTTGATTAGATTTTTCATTACCTAATGTATCTACATAAGTAACTGTTAAAGCATCTATAAATGCATCATTAATTAACCAAAGTGAATTAGCAGTATAAGGAACTTGTTTTAATTTATTTATATATTTAGAATCTGATTTTAATTGTCTTATTTTATGAGATAAATAAGAATTATTAACAAAAGAATATTTTGCTTTATTATCACCAGATACAAAAGAATCTTCAAATACAGAAGGATTAGCTTTATTTTCTAATTTAGCTAATAATTCAATACTATCTGTTTCACCAATAAAAGGATTATTGTATTCTAAAGTATCTTCTAATTCTTCTTCTTTAGTCTCTCCAGCTAATCTATTAAAAAAATATTTTAATTTAGATTTAATAATTGTATCAAAATCAATAGAATTTTTATTTACATAAACTTTTTCAGTTAATATTTTAGGACTAACTGATATACCTAATGAATTTAAAAGTTTTCTAATATTTTCTTTAGATTCAGGATTAGATTTAATAGTATCTAAATTAGAATCAAATATTGCTTTAGCTTTTTTACCTAATTCAAAATCAACATATTGATTACCATCTTTATCTACTTTAACAAAATCTGTTTGTAAAAATGCTTCATACCAATTATCAATTAAGAAATTAGTAGCATTTGATCTATTAGTATCAAATACTTTAAGTGTTACAGTACCAGACTTATCTGGTTTACTTAAAGATACAGTTGTAAAGTTAGCTTGTTGTTTGCTAAATACAGATTCAAATTCATTTTGTATATTAGTTTTAGGACTAGATATAATAGCATCATATATAACTTGATGTTTTGGATTAGTAGATTCTTTTAAATACTGTAATTTTTGACCAATAGGTACATCAATTAAAGTATATAGTAAATCTTTCCAAATACTATCTAAGTCTTCAAATTTAGCTAAATATATTTGATTTAATTCTTCTTGAGGATTATTATCATCATCTAATACTAATTTACCATTTTCATATACATATTTAGGTATAAGAGATAATGCTAATTTAATATCACCAGACGCATTGTCTTTAGATGATGTAGAAAATGAAGATTCATCATCATAATTTAATTTTTGAAACAATGTTTCCATAGAATCATAATTAGATTCTTCTTCCTCATTACTTTCATTAATAGTTTTATTTTCTCTAGTTATTCCTAATCCTATACTAGATAATTGTTTATTTACTTTTTCAATAAACTTTCCATAATTATCTATTACATTTTTAATATTATCAGCAATTTGATTTGTTTCATCAGTTGCTTCAAATTCATCAGGATTTCTAAAATATAATTCTGTTTCTATTAAATCTTGTTTAATAGATTTAATTACATCTTGTACATTACTATTACCTTCATTTCTATATTCTTGTATTTTATATAGAATAGATTTTATAATTTCCTGTTGTTGATAAGCATTAAATTTATTTTTATTAACAAATAGTAAATCAGATACAGATTTTACATTATCTTGTATATCATCAGAAATATTATAATTATTTTGTATATAATGCTTATAAAAACCCAAAAGCCCTAACTTTTTAATTAGAGCTTTAGATTCAGGTAAATTTAAATTTGGACAAAATTTCATCATTATTAAATTGGTATTTTACAAATTTACTAATAATTTATGAAATAAACAAATTATTTACGACATTTATTCATTAGTTCTTGTGCCTGTTTATCAATATCTTTGATATTATTAATTGTATTAAAACTAGTTATATCATCATCAATTTGTGGTGTATTTTTATTCTTATTAGGTTTATATTTAATACCCATTTTATTAGATTTTTTAACAGGTTTTACTTCGTCTTCTACAGCTACAACATTAACTCTAGATTTTGTTTCTACTTCAATTTCTTCCTCAGAAGTTTCTTCTAATTGTAATATTGTTTGAACAGGATCTGTTATCTCTATAACTGATTGTGCTGTAAAATAATATTCATTATCTGTTCCTTCAACAGGAATACCTTGTATATTAGTAGTAATTACAGAACCGTTATTAATATAGTCAAAATAATTATTATATTTTTGTATAGATAATTTATTATCAACTAATTGATATTTTTTATATGATTTACCAAACTTAGATAGTTGTACTGAATAATATCTATTAGATAATATATCAACAATTTTATCTTGTGTAGCAGAATCATACATTACATCATTCCAATTAAAAGTTAAATCTTTAGATACTCCTAAAAATAACTTTTTACCAAACTTTAACATATGAGTATCTGATTTCTCAGAAGTATATAATATACTATTAATAGCTTCTAATGTTTGTAATATATTATCAAAATCAACTTCGTTAGAAATATCTTTTCTTTCTTTAATTAAATTAGCATCTTGTGTATTATTAGGATTAGCTTTAAATAATTGTATCATTTTTAATACAGTTGTAGCATCTTCTCTACTAACTTTAGATATATCAGCAGGTAAAGCTATAAACGATCCTTTCTTAGCAGTTGGTACTACAGTATATACAAAACCATCTTCTAAGTCTTCTTTATTAATTATCTTTTTATCAAAATGTTTACCAATAGCTGTTTGTAATATACTATCTTTTTGAATAGCTATAGTTACTTCATCAGCTAATTTTTCACCATTACCTAATGCACTATATATAGATTTCTTTACAACGCCTCTATTAGCTATTAAAGAGCCTGTAGATTTAGCTGTAATTGTTACACTGAACTGTTTGTCCTTATTGTTAAAAATAGTCTCTCTAAAGGCTTTATTTTTAGCTAACTCAACTTCTAAATGATCAGGATCTACTCTTTTTTTAATATTTTCTTGTGTAGGTAAATAACCTATTACTTTACCAGAGTTATCTGTAAAAGCAATTGGAAAATAATCTACATCATTAATATTATTATTATAGTCTGTAATACTATAATTATCTTTATTTAATTGATCATAAACAGGTATAATAATATTTAATTCTGTACCAGTACTAAACTGATTAGGAGATTGTAATCTACTATCAAAGTTTTCATTTATTTGTATATTACCAGAATCATCATAAGTATCATAAATACTTTTAACATTAGTTTCAGTATCTACATCACCTAATACTACTTCTATATAAGGTATATTTAAAGATATAACTGTATTACCTACTGTTCTCTTGATAGTTTCATCTAAATATTTTAAAGGTTTAGTAGCTAGTTCTAAATCACCAGGAAGTCTAACTAATCCATCATTTTTTAATTCATTAACAGAATCAGAGATTTCTTCTTGATCTAATATTTTAGTAACAACTATATCTTCAGTAGTTGGTTCATCAGCACTAAATAAAAATTCAGCTGGTAAACCTTCTTCTTGTTCATCTAAAGGTATATCTGCTACACTAGGAACTGGAATATCATTAATAGGAGGTTCTTCAAAAGTTGCTTCTTCAAGATTAAATTCTTCATCTACTTCTTCTGTTTCAGCTACTTCATTTTTTTTAACTTGAGCAGCTTTAACTTTCTTCTTAGATTCTTGTTGATTCTTTTTAACTTGTTTTTCCTCTTCTTTAGCTATTTTTGCTTCTTCTTTTTTTATTTCTTTTTCAGCAATTTCTTGTTGATCTTTTATAAGTTTATTTTGATATTCTTTAGAAGTTACTTCAGCAAATTTGGCTCTATTAGTTTTAATAGTATTTTTAACTTGATCTCTAATTGTTTTAAATTGAATATATTCCTTATAAGATTCTAAGTTTTTTAATTCTTCTGAAACATTTTCAGCATTTATATCACCTTCTATATCATTATTAAATTTATCAGATAATACTTTTTGAGTACCAGTAATTAAATTAGTATTTAATTCATTAATTAATCTGGTTAAACCTTTATTTTGTATATCTAAATTTAATACTTCATTAAAATTTAAATAATTTTGATTAGCTAAATTTAAATAACTATCTTCTACATCAGATATTAAATCTAATGCTTGTCTTGCTTTCTTTTTATAATTATATTCTGAATCAGAAGTAATATCTAATCCTTTTGCTTTTGCTTGATCTGGAGTTAAATTTAATATACTATTATATACACTTTCTAATTGTCCAACTGTACCATTAGCTAAAGCATCAGCTAATTGATTATCAAGTAGTTGATATTGTAATTCTTTAGTTTTAGCAGGATTATTAGCTATAATAGAATCTTGTATTTCTTTTTGTAAAGCAACATTTTCTTCGACACTTTTAAATACATTAGATATATTAGGAACTAATTCACTTTCTTGTAATTGATTAATTCTATCTAATGATTCTTGTTGTTTAAAACTTAATTCATTTTGTCTATCTGCTTCACCAGTAAGTTTATTATAAACTGATGTTAAAGCTGTTTGTCCAGCACCTCCAATAAATCCCATAACTCCAGCTTCAATACCTTCAGCAGATAAAGCATCATTTATAGCATTCTGTACATCAAATTTATAATCTTTATTTTTAGATTTGGCTTCACCATATCTTTCACCTTCTTTTTGTGCAATATAGTTAATTGTTTCTTCAGCATATTCTTGAATACCTTCAGAAAGCATACCTGTTTTATTATAACCAAAAGCTTCTCTAACTTGTCTAGTTAATTTAGGTGATCTAATAAAAGCTCCTGCTGAAGTTAAGTTTAAAGCAATATTTGCTCTATTTATATTAATAGAATATGAAGCAGCATCAGAAGCATCTTCTTTAGCTTCTTGATCTGATTTACCTTGTTGTAAAGAATTATTGTAAGTAGTATCATATACTTGCATAGCAGTAGTAATAGATTCTGCTTGATTTAATCCTGTTGATGATAATACTGTAGCAGCAATTTTACCTGCTTGACCTAAATTAGACAAGCCTTTAATAGTACTTAATCCTTTACCTAATACATTAAATCCAGCACCTAATCCAGCACCAGTAGCAGCAAAAGCTCCAATAGATTCTACTAAAGAAGAACCTCTACTTAACCACCAAGCAGTATCTCCCATATCAGTAGCTTCACCATATAAAGGTAAATAATCTTTATTAACAGATTGTTTGAAATCTTCCATAGCTCTAGTAATAGAGTTACCAACTTCATTATCTTGATTTATATAATCTTCAAAATCAAGTATAGAAGCAGTATTACCTATTACAGTAGGAATTACATTTATAGCAGCTCTACCAATAGAATTACCTAACGCAGAAAAGAATCCTTGATTTTCTCCTCTTATTTGTTCTAAGTAAGGTATATCTTCTTTATAGGTAAATTCATCATCATATCCAGTAAATTGAAATTCATTACCAACATATTCAGAACTACCTGTATCACCAATATAATCTCTATTTAAATTAGGTAATTTAATACCTAAATCTTCTTTAAAAAAAGTAATAGGTAAATTATCCTGATTCAAAGGAGCCATAGGATCTACATATCTTTTGCTTCTTTTTTTACTCATAATTAATTACCTTCTATCTTATTATTATTTGTTATATTAGTAAATAATGATTTAAATTCGTTATTTTCTATTTCAGTTAATGGTAATAATATATATCCTTCTTTTGTTTGAAATATACCACCAGCTACAATTTTACCATTTTCAACTGTTTTATATGGTGTCATAGCACCATTAACTCCTTTATAAACATAAGGTACAGCTTCTTGATTAGGATTTAAAAATACATTCATATCTTTAATTGTACCATCATTGTTTCTAAACTTAACTTGTTTTTGTTTTAAGTTTGTTGGATTAGTATCTTGTAAATAATTTTCAACTACTTTACTTCCAATAAATTTCTTTTGATATTCTTGTGGAATAGGAGTATAATACACTTTACCTTCTTTATCTGTAAATTGAGTGTATCCTGATAAAGCACCTAAATTCTTAGGACTTATTCCTGATATATTTTTATCATCAATATTTGAAACTTTCAATAAAGTTTCTTCATCAGCAACTTTAACTAAATTTCCATTCTCAACAGTATATACTTCACCAGAAGCAATTTGTCTTCTAGCTATTTCAGCAGAAGCATTATTAATTTTAACATTATCTGTTGTTTTAATATTATTAGAACTATTATCAAAATCTTCTAATAATTTAGAATACTTAGTTAATATTTCTTTAGCAGATCCACCTTTAATTCCCATAAATTTTCTAGCACTATTTAATAATGCTACTTCTTCTGGATCATATCCTGCATCATTAATACTAAGTAATTGAGGTTGTATTCCTCCTTTAGAACCTTCTCCAGAACCTCCTATATACTTAGGTATTCCTTTAGGATATTTTTTACGATTCTCTGCTGTATTAGGAACTTCTTTATTACCTGAATTTAAATTACCTGTAGAAGTTAAATTATCAATTGTTTCTTTTAATTTACTTACTGTTTCAGATCTTGCTACATCAACATTAGTATTTGGTGTAATAGGTTTTGAATAACTTAATAATTCAAAAGGAACTTGTGGAGGAAATTCTTGTTTTGCTTTTTCATCTTCTCTACGTCTAGTATCAAAATATTTAAATTTATCCCAAGCTTGAGAATCTTCATAATGATCTATATCAGAACTAATCATACTTTTAGATACATTATCTATATAATCATTCATAGTTTTAATAGCTTGCCCTTCAGTAAGATTACCTTGTTGCATAAGATGTTGTACTCCTAATGCTAATTCAGGATCAGTAAATATTTGTTGTTTAAGAGCTTTAGCTGTACCTTCTATATTCCATTGATTAGATTTTAAAGAACCTCTTTGCTCCATTTTAGAAGCTGCTTGAGCAATTCTACTAGCTATAGTTTTATCATAGTCTGTAGTTTTTATATCTCCTACATTAGCACTTATTTGACCATTTTCATCTAAACCATTATATCCTAATCCAGTATCAACGTATTTAAGACCTTTCATATTCAAGTCTTTTTTAATATTTTCTTTTTGATCATAAGCTAGTTTAGCTTGTTGTACAGCTTTTAATCTAGGATCAGATGCAAATTGCATACTTAATCTTTTAGAATCTCTAATAAACTCAGGATTAGAAGTATTACCTTGATACTTATCAAGTAATTCAGTAGCTTTATTTTTAAATTGATTAGCATACTGAGATACAAAATCTTGATGATAAGGATTAGCAGCAATAGAAGCTAAACCAAATTGAGCTTGATCTACTTGTTGTTGTGCTAAATCACCTCTTTCTTGAATTGCTTCTGCTGCTTTATATAAACTGTCCATAGGAACAGGAACATATTTTTCTAATGTCTGTTCTACTGGAGTTGTGTAACGATTAATTGCCATAATTATTTCTTTTTAGGTAAGTTAACATTATCTTGATAATATTTCCAATTACCATATATTTGAGGTAATAACTTATATTGTAACATTTGCATATCATACATCTTATCATTATAATTTTTATTATTATAAATTTCTTGAAGTTGTGACATACCTGTACCAAGTAAATTTTGTTTAGCTCCTCTATTCTGAGCATTAATTTGATTGATACCTAAATTATATTGTTGTAATCTTTGTTGTTCTTGCATATCTTGTGCACCAAGTCCTGCATATATATTAGCTCTTTGACCTCTAATTTGATTATTAGCCATTTGACCTTGTAACCTAGCACTACTAATTTGTCTTTGAGTATTAGCTCCAATATTTTGTCTGTTAGCTCTATATACTCCAGAATTGTTAGCATTGTTTCTAAGATCTTGCGTTGCAACTCTACCTTGAGAATATATATCATTATATATAGGTTGCATATCAATATCTTGAGGCATATTAGATTTTATTTGATTTAAATAAGGATTAATTGCTTTAGTACCATATCTTTCTTGTTCTACATTACCAAACATTCCTCTAGCTAAATTAAAAGCTGCTGGTCCATATTGTGATACAGCATCTAATCCTTTAGTTAACATACTAGGATTTGGTACATAAGGAGTACCAGAAGGTTTAGCTAACATATCTGTAACTTTCATACCTGGAATAGTTGTAGTATTAACAGGTTGTTGTGTAATACCTTTTGTTAAACCTGTTAATCCATAAGTAGATATTGGTTGAATACCAGAAGTTGCTAAATAGTTAGTAGGTAAATATGGATTTTTAGGTGTGTCTCCACCAATAGCAAATTTTAATTTACCACCTTCTACAGTTGATTTATAATTTCTTATATTTTGTAGTATAGATTGTTGTGCTAATTTATCATTATTATCAATAGCTTTTTTATATTTAGAAGCTTTTGATTTAGTAACAATAAAAGTTTCAGGTTCTGCTGTAACAAAATTATTATCACTATCTTTACCTTTTTTAGCATGAGGTTGATACAAACCAGCACTTTCAGGATTAATACCAGTATATTCTCTAAGTATTTTACCTGATTTAGTATCTATTTGTAATTCACCTTTTTCTATATTAATTATATTTTGTTCTACATCTGAACCATTAGCATAATAGTTTCTAGAACTTTGAGATTTTAACATTCTTTCTTTTGCTTCAATTGCTTTATTTGTCTGAAGAGTACCTTGATATTTTTGTCCAGTTCTAACTCCTCTATGATCTATACTACCCATAGGTAATACATTAGGTAATATAGGATTAACTTTTAAAGTATCAATAGGATTGCCCCACATACCTATACTACCATCATTTTTTTCTACTATACCATCCCAATTAGGAAAATTTGGATTAGGTTGTGATTTTTTAATATTTTTAGCTACTCTACCACCATCTTGATATTTATTTTTTTTAGGAATAAAATTATCTCCTAACCAGGTTCCTGCTTTTTTATTTCCATCATATATAGATTCATCACTAAATGTAGGATGATTAGGTAATTTATATGTATCTGGAAAATGTAATTCAGGATTAAAATTTTTATTTTTATAATCACCATTCTTATAAAATGAATAATAATCGTAATTATTCATTTTTTGAAAAGAATTATAAGGAACTTTATTTTGACCTTCTATTGTATTTTTACTATACCAATTTAAAAATTGTTTATCTTTATTTCCTAAAGAAGGATTATAAGCTTTTTTTACCACTCCTCCATCTTGATATATTTGAGTACCATAAGGATTAATATTGGTAGTACTCATAGTATTGGCCTGTTCTCCTCTTAAATTTCCATAAGTAGCATCTCTTTGATTATCTATTTGTTTCTTTTGTTTGTTAGCACCAACTAATCCCATAGCACCACCAATTAAAGCACCACCAATCATTCCAGGTACTCCTAAAGAAGCTCCAGCTGCTGCACCAGATAATATACCTTGTCCAGTAGTAAGTCCTACATTAGCTTTATTTGGATTTTTAAAAGTATCTAATGATCCAGCTAAAAATTGTCCAGCATTACCAATACCTGTTGAGTTCTGTTTTACAAAAGAACCAAATTCATAGGTGTGTTTATATTTTTTACTTTTAGCCATTAAATTAGTACAATTTACAAATTTACAAATAAAATATTATAAATCCAAATTTATCTTTGAGATTGTCTAAATATACTAGATATAAATTTAACAGTTATTTTATTATTATCAGTATTACTTTCAATAAGTCTTACTGATAGAAATTTATCTCTAAATCTAGCTTGTTGATACCAAGGTTTAGATGTATTTATTTTAGAAGAGTTTACTATTTTATCAATAGGATATACTGTTTTAATATCTGCCCAAGCTTTAGTAAACAAAGGTTGTGTACTATTACTAGTTAAGTCTGCAAACTTATTAATAGTCCAATCTCTTTCTTTCTTAGTTAAATTAGTAGTATTTAAAGTTATTTCACCAGATAATTGATATTCTGTATTAATAACCATTTTATCAAAGAACTTATTAGTAGATACTTTATTAGCATCTTCTGAAATAAGATTAACTGTTATATTATCAAATACTTTAGTAAATAAAGGATTATCATTAAATATAGTTTCAACTATAAATGTTTTAATGGTATTATCAAAATATTTACCATAATCTCCTGAGTTACTTAATTTAAGTTGAGTATCATTACGTTTAGCTATGAATTTACTAGGATGTAATAAGTAATTGTTTGGTAAATAACTATGAAAACTACACCATTGTTCTAATATAGGATAATAAGATAGTGTCCAAGATTTATTTTCAGCTACTGTTGTATCTGTCATATCAACAGGAGTATCTACAACCACTGTAATTAATTCTTCTACTTTAGCAGAAGATATTATTACATTACCATCTGCCCAAAATCTTAATTTTTTTTGACCAGACATAACTAAATTCTCTATAAATGTTCCAGAGGAAGTTCTAATAGTACCAGCAGTATCTCCTAAATAAACTCTAACATTACATGAAGTATAAGTACTTACTACATAAGTAACCCTATAGGTAGTACCTTCTGTTAATTCAGGAATTACTCTATCTATATAAGAATCTCTTACATTATCATGTACTAAGGTAGTACCCACTATTTTCCATTTACCATCAGAACCAGCATTAATAAGAGTATTAACATCAATTGTTTTTGGTAAATTATTATCTAAAGTTATAGTTGCCATTATTAATTATTTAACAAGTTACAATACTAGTCATATTACCACTTGAATCAACATTACCCACATAAGTAGTTCCTGGAACTCCAAATACATAGAACTTAACATAATCACCATTATTAGGAACAGCTGTCCAAGTACTAAGTAATTCAGGTTGATTATACAAAGTTTTATTAGTTAACGGGTCACTTATAGAAGAATAAACAGATATTGGTGCTCCTGATAAAGGAATAGTTCCTCCACATGCTTCTGGTCTATCAGTACTAGAATAACTAACTAATATATACTGAGTAATTTCTGATAAAGGACATTGTTCTGTATCATAAACAGGACCTATATAATCAGGATCTTCTGGATCATTATCTTTTGTATTACCTGTATTTATACCTGTTGATACTGTATATTCTTCAAGTATTGTATAAAATACATATCCAGCAACTTCACCTATTCCACAAGTTTTACTTGCTGATTGTACTCTCCAAGCAGTACCAGATGCTGACTTTGTACGAATAGTCCAAGTATCACTTACAGTACCAACAGTAACGGTTGTTGAAATAGTTGTATCATTTGATGATGAAGTTGTATTTCTCAGTTGTAATGTTTGTCCTGCTGTTATTGTTCCAGCTGAACTTGTCCAAGAACCACCATCAATTCTATATTCTCCACTAGATATTGTTATTGGTGCATTTCCTGTAAAATCAGATAGTGTTACAATATCAGATACTGTTAATGTACTTAATTCTAAACCAGATAAATCTATAAAAGTAAATGGTGCAGGATCTGTATAAAATACTACAGTAATAGTTAAAGTAAAATCATCATATATTGCAGAATTATTATTATCTTGCGCTCTTATTGTAATAGTATAAGTATCTGTTATTAAAGGGTCTAAAGAAGAATTATTAATTAATTTAACTTCTAAATTAGAAGGATCATCAAAATTATATTCAAATACTCCTGCTATAGATTCACTTACAATAGAATATAATATAACAGAGTCTTTTGTTTGTGTTGCTTGATCTAATATTTTAATAACAGATCCTGAAGCGGTTGTATCTAATATACTAACTGTTTGATCTACTCCTGTAATAACATTTGCTACAGGAGTTATATTTATTATATTTTGTGAGGTTATAAATTTACTATCAGATCCTAAAGCTTTAACTTCTAATAAATATTTATTTTTTATGTTATAATCTAATGTACTATTATCTAATACGGTTATTAATCCTGTTGAAGAATCAATAGTAAATACTCCATATATGTCATCACCACCAACTATTGAATAAGTTAAAGATTCTGTATATGTACCTGCAACAGTCATAACAGTTGCTGTATTTATAGAATCCTCTGGAATTGTAGCTTCTTCATTTGGTAATAATGGTGAATTTTCTACAGTTACAACAACAGGTTCTACCAAACAATTAGCTGTAATAGAAAATGAATCTTCTCCTACATATTCAGCATCAGCAGTATATATTAATTTAGTAGGATCTACTGGACTTTTAATTAAATCTCCATGAGAAGGATTAGTAAAAGTATAATTAATATTTTCAACAGTACTTGGTATAAAATCATTTAAATTAGAAGAATCATATATTGTTTTATATGAATTACTTTGACTAGTAAATTTATAAAATACACCATCTTTTAAATAAATATCTCCTGTTGTATATACAGTTGCAGGATTATAAACTCCTTTATAAAGTAAAAAACTTGATGAAGTAAATTTATAATCTAATTTGGTTACTAATATTCTTTGTGTAATAGGTTCATAACCAACTAAATATCCATAATTAGATAAAGGACCATCAAATTCAGATTCTAATGCTAATATTTGATTTATAATTTCTAATTTATAATTATTTGTAATGAATTCATTTACACCAATTAAACCAACATCCTTTTGTTGGTTATCAAATAATATAAATCTTCCTTTATATCTATCACAATAAAAATATCCATAAGGAGTTTCAACCAATCCCATTTTAGAAGATGAACCAGCATAACCTCCATCTATAGATAATACTTCAATAGGATCTAAAGATAAAAATTCTCCAGTACCAACAGTAATATTATCAATAGAATTTGTTTTAATAGTTTGATTAGATGCAAATAATTTCCAAATACTATCTCTTGTTATAGCAAATAACTCTTGACCTTTATTAAACAAATGAGTAATAAATCCTTTATTTTTAGGTAAATCTTTATAGTTATTAGCTAAATAGACTCTATAACTATCACTTCTTTCCTCATCCAATAATTTTTCAGAATATAATATTCTAGTAGGATATGAAGTAACAGTTTGTAAATCTAAATCAATTACATCTAAATTATATGATCTTTTAGAAGCATCTTTATGATAATCATTATTATATTTATAATAATTATCAATCAATACTCTATCATTATAATTATTTAACCAATCTTTAATTGGTGTTGTAAGTATTTGTTTAGGATAATATGTTTTAGTATCTGTACCTTCAGCATACCTTAATCTATGATTAATATTAGATTCTGTAAAAAATGTAGATACTCCAACATGTATCTCAGGTGCTCTACCACCATAAGTATAACCTCTTTTATTAGCCCATCTAGTACGTTGAACTGAAAATAAATCTATAAAACCATCTCCAATTAAACCTTTAGCTTCTTCTACTAATGTATTATTTACATTAAATGTTGGATTAGCTATTACTAAATCAGTAGGTATATACTCCATACCAGTAATAATACCGTATTGTGTTGGATTATTTCTTTTTATAGAACCGTATCTATATACAGCTTTAGGATTAACAACAGGAAAGAAATGAAAACTTCCAGATTGTTTATTTGCTACACCTATATTATTTTTTGAAGAATCATTATCTTGAAAATTAATAGAAGTATCTACTTTTGTAGTAGCTCCTAGTACTGAATATGTAGGATCTAATTCTATTAAAACATTACCTTGACCATAAGGAGAATAATATGGATTATCCATACCACCTAATTGATCAGTAGATAATTTAGAATTATGTGGTACATAAACTGCACTTTTTACTTTTCTTCTACCTTTACTTGATACTATTTTATCTGTATTATTTAATATAGATATAGATTTATAAGTTGGCTTAAATACATCTTTTAAATTATATATAGGAAAATCAGGATTACTAATTGCTAATTCAACAGTTCTTCCTTTATTTTCATCACCATAAAATATATCTCTTTTAATATGATATTGAGCAACACTAGTTTTACCATCTGCTCCATCTTTATAAGGTAAAGCATTTACTTTAGTAGCCATTACATCATAATAATGTACTATACCATCAATCTCATTTTCAATAGAAACATTATCAATATTAAGAACTGGATTTTTTAAAGTAGTATCAGGAGAATAAAAAGAATGATAATGATTTGTAGTTGTATTCCAAGTATTAGTTCCTTTTGCTTCATTATATACAGCACTGTTTAAAGGATCATCTAAGTCATTATAAGGAATAACTGGTACAATCCACTGATTTGTAGTAAAAGGTCCACCTTCTAATCCGCCAGAACCAGGAGCTAAATCTATTTTACTTAAACTACAATTAGAAAATATACCTTTTCCAATTATAGATTTATTACTCTCAGTAGTTCTTGGAGTAATATAAAATCTAACGTAAGCTATATTATTTTTTAATTCGTCTGGTATAACTATATTAGTAAATTTTAATCCTATATTTCTTTTATAGAAACTAAATACATTACCTACTTCTTCTCTTCTATAGAGAGGTTCTAAGGCACTTGAAGGCATCTTGTGATGTCTAACATTAGTAGCACCTATTCCTGTGTTTGTAGAGCCTGTAATAGGGAAATTAAATCCATCTGGATATACTTCTTGTGATTCCCAGTAAGCTGGCTTTTTATATACACCATCTGTAGATAATAAAGCTGTATTTTCTACTTTCCATCTAGGTAATGTTTCACCATTTTCTGTAATAGGATTTGTATCCCATACACTTAATGATGGATTAGTATTATTAGAATATTGTTCTACAAATGAACTTTGAGGAACACTATTTAAAGCTCTTCCTGGAATATGATAAATAGGAGTTTCAATACCTTCTTCTATAAGACCAAAGGCAATACCTACACTATATATTTCATCTCTTATAAGAGATTTCTTATCGCTATATTTTGTATTAGCAGATTTCCACCATTCTGATCTTATATCATAATCAGTAGAATTTTGCATAGTCATAACTAATTCTTCTTCAATATAATAATCCGTTACTATATTATTAGCAAAAGATTGATAATCTATATTAAATATAGAAGATTTAGTATTTGCTCTAAGTAATCTATTACCAGATTGAGTAATAGCATTAGAAGCATAATATCTTACTGGATCAACAACAAATTGATTTATGTCACCAATAGAAATTTCTTCAGCAAAACCACTATATTTAATAGTTTTTGTTGAAGTTAAATAAGATATATCATTAATATAATATCCTGTTGAAGTACCATTAATAGTTTTAATAATACCTAATCTAAATCTATTAAAATTAGGATCTAAATTTATTAAATTTAAATCAATTGATTTAGTAGTAATTAATCCACTATCAGAACCATCAACAGCAACGTAGTCTATTAAAGATAATCTTTGAGTATTATCATCTATAATATAACTAGGTGTACCAGATAAAGTAAACCAAGGTGTTGTAGCATTATCTTCTGATATATAAGAACCAAAAAATTCATAAGCACCTGTTTTTAATGAACCATCATTATCACTTATTGTTCTAGATTGAAGTACTGCTGGTACATATTTAATATCAATAGATAATTTATCTAAATCAGTAATAGAAATTCCATTATCTATATTAAGAAATCTATCTTCATTTAAACCATCTACCCAATAAATTATGTATTCTCCTTTATAATTAATTCTATAAGTTCCTCTAATTGGATAATTTTTATCAAAACCTAAATTTATATTATCCATTTTAGTATAAACAATACCTTCTCTATAAAGAATTATTTTATTAAATTGTGTTACAGCACCATCAGTATGTTTAATAAATAAAATATAATCTTCTTTACCTAAATAGATTGAACCTACTAATATATAATCATAGCCTAAATTTAAATAAGAAGAAAAACCTTTCTCATTACTTATACTTGAAGGAGCATTTAAAGAATCTTCTTTAATAGCATTTAGTGCATAAGAATAAGTATCTTTTTGATTATTTACATAATCAGAAGATAAATTAAGTCCTTTAGTAAATTGATTAGTTGATTTAGCTTGAGCCATTATAAACTATTAAAGAAATTATTAAATAAATAAGGATTTATTTTTAATGATAAAAAGGATCTTTTAATATTTTCTAATGTATTAAGATCAGGCATCATTGCTTCAGCTCCAGCTTGATTACAATACCAATGCCATTTATTATAAGCATCTTCATAAAAATAATTAGATATTTCACCTCTTAATGCTTTTGAATATAAATATTTATAAACAACATACCAGTATAAAGCTTCTTTAAAAGAAACATCTTCTGGAACCAATGGATAACCTTCTTCATCCATTGGTTGTGATATATAAGATAAATTAATTTCTCCTTCTTTAAAAGAAGTTTTTAACCAACCATTTTCTATTTTAAAGGAATAACCTTCTCTAAAATAACTAGTACTATAAGGATCTACAAATACAGCGTTTTCTAATTTAGATTGATTATAAGAATAAGGAGTATAATATCTTCCTATAACGGCATTATCTTGTATAGGACCAAATGAATTATTTGTAGCTCTAAGGTTAATACCTTCAAATTCTATTTGATCTAATCCAATAAAATCACAAGGTAATTCTGTTTTATAAGCAGTTATTTTAAAACAAATTGGTTTAATTGAATATTGTGGATATACATGTATAAAATCTAAAGCTTCAGCCATCCATTCTATAAAATCCATAAAAGGTTCTTCTTCTTTAAGTTGAAGATCTCTATAAACTTTAGCTATTATACTTTTTACAGAAATTGTTTTACCTGATAACATTATTCAAAATATTTGTTTATTTGTAGATAATCTGATTTTATTAATTTAGCTAATGTTCTTTTATTAGCTCTTGTAGGAATAAATGAATATAAGCTTCTATTTTTAATTAATGTAGCAAATCTTTTATTCCAATGATATTTTACATAATAATTATTACTATGTTCATTAAGATGTTTATTCTTAATTTCTGATTTATTAAATTCTCCAAAATCAGGTTTAAGATTATTAAAATCTATTTTACGCTTTTTTATTCTTAAAATACCTAATCTATATGGCATTTTAAAAAAATAACCTTCTAGTAATTCACTAGAAAGTTCTTTATTAAATTCTTCACAGATAGTCCTGAACGTCCTATAATCAATATAATATTTTGAATCTCTATCAATGTCTTTTATATAAAATTGGTATATATGTTTAATTGTTAATACATTTTGTATTTTATTCTTTCCTCTTAGTTCACTCATAATTAACTTTTATTAGAAGCATTATTTGTAGAATCTTCTACTATTTGCATAAATAAATTAAGTTCTTTAGTTTTAATTAAATCCATAATAGTATCTACCATTCTACCTGATAATGGATAATTATCTACATCAGGATCATAACAAGGTGTACCATCAGGATTTTTATAATTATGTACATCACGAGGATTTAAAAATACTCCTTCTATATTAATCCATTTTAATCCTGGATTAGCACAACCTGTTATATAAATATAACCATTGGAGTAATAAGCAAGAGGTTCTTTAGAAGAATATTTATTATACTTATTCCACTTAGCATTTGCTTTAGTTTTATAAGTAAAAGGAGATTGTTTATCTAAACCACCAACATAGGTAATTAAATCCATTTGATCTAATTCAATTGGTTGAGGTATAGTTACTGTAGTTCTAAGTATAGTTCTATCAGTAACTTTAACTCCTCCTGTATTTCCATCTATTCTTTGTAAAGCAACTTCTCCTAAATCTTGTTTAATATTAGAACTAATTGATCTACCTTTTTGTAATTGTTGAACAATAAGTTTTTCTCGTAGATAATTTATCATAAACTCTACTTGTCTATCTGATAGTATTACATCATCAGACTTATCTTTAATAAGTTCTTTTAAATTATATACAAGTTCTCTTATTGTCATTATTATTTAGTATCTTTAACTTTTAAAGTTTGTTTAGTTTCTTGTTGAGGTTTAGAATTTTCAATCAATTCATAAATTACTTGTAATGCTTGTTTAATAGTATCTCCTTCTTGAATAGTTAATTTAACTTGATAAGCAATTTGTGATAATAATTGTAATGATTGTTCTGGTGTTAATTTTTCTGTCTGATTCATATTAATTTTTAATTTGTTAATTTATGCAAATATACAAACTTATTTTGTAATTATCAAATTTATAATAGCTTTTTTGAAAAAATCTTTTTTAAACCAAAAAATAATCCAACAGCTATACCACTTAATATTATGGTAAACCAAAATGAATTTTTAGGTTCTTTAGTTTTTATATTAGATTTAATAACTTTATTTGTTTTAACAATAGAATCTAATTTAACATTAGTATTAGTAAACACATCTTTATTTATAGTAGTTATCTTATCTACTTTAATACTTATTTCTCTAGGTTTAAGTACAACATCTGTTTTTAATATCTTATTTAAAGTATCATAATTTTGTTTAACTTCAACAAGATCATTATTTAATAATAAATTTTTAATATCTTTTATATTATTTAAATAAATAGAATTATTAAATTTACTAGTATTTATTTTTATAATAGAATCAGCTTTTTCTTTAATAATTATTAAAGACTTATCTAAATTTTGAACTGAACTATCCTTAATATAAGATATTTCAGTTTTTTCTTTATTTTTATCTGATTTTTTAAAAACAGAATTAAATACTCCACAACTTTGTAAAGTAATTAATAAAATAAAAAATATTATTTTATTTATTATATTTTTCATATTTTTTTAGTTGTAATAGTAAACTATCTAATGTAATTAGTTTATCATTAATTTTATTAATTTTAATTGTGTCTTGATGAACAGGAATTTCAGCTCTATAATTAGCTTTATTTATAAATGTGGCACCTGAAAATAAAACACTTATTCCTATAAATGCTATTAATTTTTTCATTATCTTTTATTTAATCTTTTTAAAGTTTGTTGAACATTATTGAGTGTTGTATCTAATCTAGGAGTAATACTATCAATCATTTCAGCATTACTTTTCTGTATTTCTTTTATACCTTTAACTTCCTTAAATAGTCTTTCATAACCTGCTGAAATTTCACTAATTCTTTTGTCTTGTACACTATCATATTTTAAGAAAAAATAACCACTAGTAAATGTAGCCACAATACACCACATGACTAAGGTTTTTTTACCTACAATATCTGCCAATTTACTTAATGCATTTACTTTTTCTATTGGGTTTATAATCATTATTTTTATATTAAAACGTATCCATCTTTATCTACTTCGTTATTATTTTTTAGTTCTAATAATTGTTTCCAATTATAACCAAAAGTATATTCAAAATGTGGTGCATCAGGAATAGATTTAAAATCTCCTCCCCATTTAAAACCATGTTTTTTAAATATATTTACTACTATCATCCAGTTATCATCAACTTTCCATATAGGTTTACCATTAATTTCATTTACAAAATCAATTGCTAAACCATAATTATGATATGACTGTCCTGCTTTTGCATTAGTAACTTTTTCAGAAGCCTCATCTATTTTACCATTTTTATTATTATCTATACCATCATAAGGATAATTATATAATTTATTAGATTCTTCAAAGGTTCTTAATGTTTGCGTTATAAAAGGATGTACTCCTTTTGGAGTAGCTTTAACAGCTTCACTATAAGCTAATAAAGCTTTGTCTCTTAATTTAGGATGTAACTTATTTAATCTTTGTATTGAAATTTGTTCCATTAGTTTAGTAAATTATTTAATTTATTCTCCAACTCCTCAATCCTAATCAAAGCTTCTTGTAAAGCCTTATGTGCTGAATAATGAATATCACTGTCATATACTGACAACA